TAACGAAGTCAGACGTAGTATGACGATGTGTAATATGATGACCCATGGCAACGCAGTGGGAAGGCAAGGGGGTTCCACGAAGTGTGAACTTAGCTTGGTCAAAATTAGGAAAAACAACAAAAAAGACGCAGCCTGATCCTTTTTAAAATTAGACCAAAGCTGCTCTCACATATATACACATATCACTATTAAGGATTTAAGGCCAAAATAAAAAATAGCCTAACTTCTCAGCCAGGCTATTAAAAATTATTAATATGGAAAAATACTTATTACATTATCTCTATAATGTATTGTGTTATATTTAATCTCACCTATAAGGTATTAGTAGGGAATTTATTACAGCTTCATAATAACTTCCTCAGCGGCTGTAATAGGATTAAAAGCTTTGAGTTCTTTTAGTTTATCCTTTAGTGCCTTTACTCTTTCCCTTGTATCTTTATTTTTTCTAAGGTAATTAATTGGCTTAGACATTACTGCTTGAACTATCTCTAGGTTTATTCCCAGATCTTTAACTATCTGATTATCTGTTGCACCTGGTTTTTCATTTATAATATAGTTTGATATAATAGGTAGAGCAGTCTGAACATCTATCTCAAACGTTACCTTTTCTATATTTCTTCTATTTACCTCCTTAGTTAGTCCAATATAGTTGTCGTATGTATATTTCAGCCAATCTTTAAGTGGTATTCTAAAAGCTGACCTACCATCTGTAACATTAAGTAGGTACGTAGTAGCATCAAAGCAGCACTGTCTACATAATTTCTCAAGTCCATCTAGTTTTAGTGTTCCTCTATTATTTACAAGACCTACAAACATTCTTGGACCATTTTTTGTTGTCATATCTTCCACAAATACCTGTCCTAAGTCTACATATTTATCTATTTTCTTTAGGTTAGGTGTAAATATGCAAGTGTCACCCTCAAACATAAATCCTTCTTTTCCATCTTCGTTAGTATATGGTGTCAGTTTATAAGAATATATAACTCTCCCTTTTCCTGTTTCCCATAATCTTTGAAGTTCTGAATTTTCTTTATCTATTATTAGGTTTACGTTTGGTTCTAGTAACATTGGATTATTCTCTACCATTGCTCTATATAATGACACGGGTGAGAAATTTGGATACACAGTGCTAATACCATAACCAATACCTGATACAAGTGATTTCATATATAGTGCAATTGGGAAAATCAGACCTAAGCTTTTTGGTTCTAATGGTCCCACTGGTGATTCAACCATTTCTAAGCATTGCATATTAGGTCTGAGTAAGTCACTATATAAGTTACTCAGCATTGTCTTAGTATATCTAGGTGATGCAGCTGGTTTATCTTCCCCTAATATTGACTTAGTACCAAATGAACCAGAACCACTCATAATACCACTCCTAACCATTGATGCTAGAAGAGGCTCACAACCAGTTAATCCGTGTGGGTGATAAGATGCCATACCCTGAATCAATTGTGAACTTGGTTGTAATTCGCCTTTAGGATATCTTAATGCAGCATAGATTAATCTTCTATAGCTAGGTTTACATCCATCAGATACACTTGCTAATGCTCTTTCTGTATTTAGATAAGTAGCACCATTTACTATTGCCTCTTCAGTTTCTCTTCCTATAGGCTGATCTACTACTTCTGCAAATACTTGATCAATTAGTTTATTTATTTTCTTTTTCTTAGCCATTATTATTAATCTTTAAAATTATATGGATTAGTTAAGATTCCTCTATTTGATAGGAGTGCTTTTCTCTCGTTAATATTTTCATTCAAGGATCTAGCATAGTCAAGACCCTCTGGTGTAATTCTAATAAGCCTTCTAGTTGAATCGTTAAAGAATACATCTTCAACTTCACCTGTTTCTGGACTTAATGAACCTACAATTATGTTTACTTATGGCCGTCTAATTTCCATAAGTGAGATAACATATCTCCACTCTTTCTCAAGAAGTGTTCAGACTATATCTTCATCTTCAGCATTACCTGTTAAGATGTTGCACATTTCGAGTAGTCATTAATAGACTTTTACTACTCTACTCCCTTACACTCATCAGGGATAGTCGTTGACGTTATAATAGTTTTAGTTTATATACTATTATAGCATGCGGGTTGTCTCTATTCTTAAGATTATTACTATTGCTACTCAGTACTTAAGACCTAACGAGAGTTTCCCGCAACAGTGCAATTTTCTAGCAATTATTTCTAACTGCCGGGACTAGTTTGTTAATCCCTTGTAACGAGAATAATGACTTTTCTCATCCATATCTAGTGGAAAACCAGTTGCACTATTATACTCATCATCTGGGTAGTAGTATCGAACTTTTCCAGTTGTTTTACTTTTTCCTTTCCATAGTGGTGAAATTGCTCTATATACAAGACCAAGTTCAATCATAAAACGGGCGAACTTGCTAAAGAGATATAATAACTCTGTAGCTATTAAGTCGCCATCAGGATCTGCTATTTTATATTTACACAGAGTCGTCTATTCTCTGTGCGGGATTTTATTTCCCCTCATAGTCTCCTATGAGATTAGACTATATTTTCACCTTCAACATTACTTGGTCAGGTGTCGTATCTTTCGAGCAGTCATTTATAGACTTTTACTGCCCTACTCCCTTACACTCATCAGGGATAGTCGTTGACATATTGTAGTAATTTTATTTTATTTAATTAATTTGTAGTTTGGATATGTACTTTTCGAAAGTACTCTATGCCTTACAGCACATCTAGAAATATTTAGATGTCTTGCTGCCTCTACATATGACTTATAAATAACTCCATCTATTTCAATAGTATTTGATCTATTATGTCTTAATGAATAATTAGGGTTACTTAAATTTTCTTTCTGAGTACATATTTTTAAGTTGCTTACTCTATTATTTAAAGTGTTAGAGTCTAAGTGATCTACAACTAGGTTATTACTTATTGGAGTATTATTATTCAGGAAAACTTCTGCGATAATTCTATGTAATGGTCCTTTCTTAAAATAACGCGACTTATATTTTCCAGGCCCCTTAATATTTCCAATAGTCATGTAGTTTCTAGTTTTATACTTAATCCTTATTATGCCTAGTGGGTGTACCTGAAACTCTCCAGAGTAGTGATCTACCCACTTAGTTTCATCAATTTCATCTCCATCTAGATACTGAACTACTGTCATATTTACAACACTCCAGTACCACCCATCATACTTTATATTTCTGACGGAGGCGTTCCTAATTCTGTTCTTAGCGTTACTAATTATCCGAGAGTATCTATTATATAGCCCCTCTTCGGTAAACTCGACACGCTTATTACGCTTTTCCTTATCACTAAATGCTATGTATATATTATTACCTATAAAGAGTTTTTTATCCACATTAAGACTATTAATTCTGTGATTTGCCCACCTAAGATTTGATAGGCTGTGATCTAGTCTATCTCTATTTATATGATCTACTATATTATAACTTTCATTAAATCTAGGTATAAATAAAAGAGCTAATAGTCTATGAATGGGGCAATTATAACTCGAATTGAATTTTTTAATATGGACCGAAGGGTAAGTATCATCTGTTTGATTATATATTTTCATTTTACCATGAGGCCCTATTATTTCTAGGCTCTTACGGTTTATTTTATAATCTTTGCCAAAGCTCCTAAAAGCCATGTCAAAAGAATACCAATCTTCTTCAGAGTCATCATAGAAGTAATCCATGAACTCGTCAGTGTTTGGGTTCCAACAAATGATTTCCCCGTCAATCTCTCCTACTCGATAATTTCCCTGGTCTATTTCTCTATGTTTTAGAAACAGACTATCTGGGTCCTTATCGAGCAGTTTTTCCTTTATGTCTTTTCTAACCATATTTATTTTTTTTTTTACTACAAATTACTACAATACATGCGGACTGTCTCTATTCTTAGGATTGTTACTCTTTGGTACCTAAGACCTAACGAGAGTTCCCCGCAATAATACGATTCAGTAGATACATTTCTGTATCTTCGGACACAGATTTCTCTAATCCGTTGCTATGACAATTTTGCCATATCTGCTTTTTTGTTTTATGACTTCTTGTGCTTCTTCTATAGTTTTACAATCTCTAGTTACATTATTTACATCAAGACCAAGACCTATTGTTTTAAAGATACTATAGATAACTTGACTTTCCATTGCTCTCTTAGTTGATACATTAGTTACATTAAGTATCTTACCTCTCAATGGAAGTACTGCAAATCTAGTTGTATCGGGTCGTGCAGTTACTAAAGATCCGCTTGCTGAAAGTCCTTCACACAAAAAAAGTTCACAATTCATTCGATCTTTTCCTGTTGCCTCTGCGAATCCTGGTACAATATCATTTTTACTTCTATATAATCCAACTCCACTTGATCCCTCCATCATTTTGTCTGCTAATTCTGCTGCTCCAATATCTTTCATTGATTCAGCGAGTTTATTTAGTTTACTTACATGAAGGTCCCAATACTCAGAATTTTTCTTTATTATCTTTTCAATATCTTTTACAACACTATTAAAATCACTTACTTTTACTTTTGTTATGCTCTTAAGTCTTGATTTTGTTTGGCTATCGAAAATTACTTCCCCTGCCAATAATATTACACAGATCTTAAGTCCATTTAGTAGGTAGTCGTGTTTTATTTTATATATATTCTGTAGTGCTGTTTTAAATGCAGTTTCTATGTAGTTAATATGTACTCCTTGATTTACTTCTAGGCCATTAACTGAACCTAATTCTGTTTTGGGTCCGAGTTTAGGGTCTGCTTCAAAAGTTACATATACACCTACTTGACTATTCATACTAGTATCTTTCGGAACAATTGTATTAACTGCTTCGAACTTATATGAATTAAACTGCCCTGATAGTTCTTGATCATTAACTATTACATTAACTTTTCTTTTATAAAATTTTTGCTGTATTAATAAGAAGTATTGTAAGTTACTTAGGCTGATATCTGGTTTTATAGATTCTTCAAAGACAGTTGCATCTAGCTTAAAGAATACTAAGGTGCTAAATCCTTGAGGTATTGGTTTCATTCCTCTACCATTACCAAATATCATTTTTTCCAGGTCCTTTAATCTTCCTGCACCTTCATATGTTTTCTCACCTTTCTCAGTAATAACAATATAGTACAAGTCGTTTTTACTTCTAGGGCCTGCATTATTCCAAGCATCTCTCACAGTTGGTATACTTCTATTATAATTATCTTCTGTTATCTTACTTAGCAGAAAATAAACTTCACTACAAGCTGACACAATTGCTGAGCCTGATCCATTTTGTCCAACTCTAACATTAGTAGTAGAGTTAAATTTAGATCCTGCATGTAATTCTGAGATACTTAAGTAAGCCTGTGTTTTATCCCCTTCTTTATTCATTGCGATAGGTATTCCCCTACCATCATCGAATACAGCATTAAATCCATTAAAATCATTAGATACATAAATTGTCTTTCCATACCCTGAATTAATCTCATCGCATGCATTATCTTGAATTTCTCTAAGTGCCGTATTTGTAGCAGCTTTGTCATTTCCTGATAAGTACATACCTATTCTTCTTCTTACACATTCAGGATAGGGAAGTCTTTCAATAACATCTTCTTTAATTTTTTTCGTCATATATATCGTTATTTAATAGTTCCTATTAATAAGAGTCCTACTTCCTTTTAGTTGTATTGTTACCAATAAAAGCGGATTCTGCATTAACACCTCTTTTCCTTACTAATGTGAAAATGAAATTAATACGAAATAAAAAGAAATTAAATCGTATAGATAATAGTCCTTGTATTGGTAGTTTAGATAGTTCGAATCTATCCAGGGGCGCAATGACTTATTCCACAGGTAGGTCAGATTTTAGAGTTAACGTTAATTTAAATTTTTTAAAATTATGAACAAATTTATTGTCTATACAAGCAATATAGGTTTTGTTCCTAGAGACATGCAACAAATAATTCAGTTTGCACAGGAAAAACCTAAATTTTATATTGCTAATGTAGAACTGAATCGAACTTTGGCTAACGTGAAGCCAGGTGATAACATTATCACTAAGAAGGGAAATTCAATCTACGTTATTAAGACGATCCAGGAATCTAGGGATGAGTGGTCCGCAAAAACACAGGACTACATAGACGAGATTATTAGGTATGGTCTAAAAACAGCAAATATTACTAGCGTCGAGCAGATCATTAAGTTTGAGACTTGGTGTAAAACTGCGAAAGTATTTGTAAAGAGTGTATTCGACAAAAATAATAATAACGAACAAAACAAAGAACCTAAGATGGGATTTAAAAATTTGACAGAGAGCATGATGAGTAAGTTCATGCCAAGAGAAGAGAGTAATGTTAGAGTATCAATGGACGGTAATATCTGTGTAGGTACTGGTGAAGGATTTGTCTCTATTGACGAGAACAACAATCTAGTATCTTATCCAGAGGAGTTTACAGTTGCCTTGCCAGTATTTACTATCTGCAAGAGTCAAGATCAACTCGTTGTTGGTGATATCATTGCATTAGCTAAAAGTTTTGCAAAGGTAACTAAAATTGAGGGATCTAAGATCACAGCAATCAGTTATACTGGTAGTGGTAAAACCATTCATACAATCAAGGATATACTCTTTAACCAGACAATGGTTAGAGTTGTTGTATCACTAACAGGTAGTCTTGGTGGTCAAATGAATCCAATGATGATGATGGCAATGCTAGGTAGCGAAAAGAAGGGAAGTTTCGATAAGAATGCACTTCTTGCTATGATGATGATGAATCAAAATGGCGGTAACTTGGGCATGAATCCAATGATGATGATGATGTTATCAGATGGTGATTCATCTCTCAAGGATATGTTGATGCTCTCTGCTATGTCAGGTAATGGTTTTAATATGTTTGGTGGTATGGGAATGCCTCAAATGCCTGCTCAACCTACAGCTGCGCCTGCACCAAAGAAGCCTAGAGCTAAAAAGGTAAAGGCAGAAAAGGTAGTAAAAGAAGAAGAGAAGAAGTAGGTAATTAATAAATAGGTGTCCTTACTGTGGAGGGATGCCTATTTTTCTTTTTAAAATATCTTTAAAAATGGCAGATACATTTAGATTTCTTAATTTATATACTGTTTACAAGTATAGATATAATAAGGAAGAAGAATTTGAAGTACCCCAAAATCATGCCTGTTTCGCTGCAGCACTCTACGATCATAGATCTAACCATAAAATATTTGCTAAATTTTCCTGTAACTATGAGATAACAATATATAGGGGAATCTCAAAGTTAAAAGATGGCAGTAACAACAACTGTCTTCTATCTGGACATCAGCTTACGAAGTTCATCAATGTACTCAAGAGATATGTGAGTTTTGATTGGAAGTATAAAAGGGCTTCAAAGGAAAAGTTTGTAATAGACTTGGATATTGATGGTGTACTTGTAATACATAAACTTATTCTGTTTTGGATAAGACAGTCATATGAGTTTCCATACAATGTACTAACCTTAGATGCTGAGAAATTTAGAACAATTCCAAGTAATAGATTCTTTAATATCTTTCAGATCTACAAGGCAATTTTTAGCACTTATGATATAGATAAGAATGAATTACACTCTATCTTTACCCCTAGAGTTTCTGCGTTACATACATCTGAATACTATAGAGAGTTATTAAAGACGAGGGATGTTGATAGTATTTCTAAATTACTATTTCCTGATTCTGAAAATGGAGTTAAATTTCCTTCATTAGATTCTATTTTTGGTGATGATGAATTAGTAAGTGTAGATTTTTGGACAGAACCAGATGAAGATTGTCCAAATAGAATTAAGAGATTTGAACTTTATAAAGAATCATTAAAACAATCACTTAAGTTATGAAATATTATGTAGTTGGGGGTAATACAGGTTACACCCGTTTTATTAAAGATGTAGAACTAGTAGATAAAATAGAAGATGCTGATGTAGTACTTTTTACAGGAGGCGAAGATGTAACACCTAGTTTCTATGGAGAGCAAGATCTAGTAGGTCTTTATACAAATAAAAACAGAGATAATAGAGAAAAGGAGATATTTAATAAGATAAAGAGTAATCAACTTGCTCTTGGTATCTGTAGAGGTTCACAATTTCTCTGCGCAATGAATGGAGGTAAGCTTGTTCAGGATTGTAGTAATCATGCAATAGGTACTACCCATGGAATTTGTGACCCAGGTAGAAAAATGAGGTATGAAATTACATCTACTCATCATCAAATGCAATATCCTTATAATCTCCCTAGTTCAGATTATGAAATTCTCTATATATCTAGCGAATTATTATCAGATTGCTATACGGGAGGTGGAATTGATAGTAGATTTATTCTTCATATTGGAGAGCCTGAGGTAGTTCTGTATAAAGTAAAAGGGAAACCTACGTGCTTAGCAATACAAGGCCACCCAGAAATGATACCTAATTCACCAGTAGCTAAGATGTTAGATGAGCTTATTTGTAGTACTTATGAAAAAATTGAAAAGAAATAAAAACTATGAAGATTAAAGAAGTAACAATAGGAGCAGACCCTGAGCTTTTTATTATTAATGAAAAGACGAAGAAAGTTGTATCATCTATTGGAATTATACCAGGTGTTAAAGGAGACGCTTGGAAGTCAGATGATATGCCGGAGGGTTTTGGTATTGAAGTAGATAATATCTTAGGTGAATTTAATATCCCACCTTGTAAGACCAGAGAAGAGTTTGTCAATAATATAGAATACATGAAAAACTATATAGACAGATTCGTTAAAGAGTATAATCCAGAACTAGGAATTCAATGTGTAGCATCAAGGGAAGTAGATGATGATCAGTTACAATCAGATGAAGCAAAATTATTCGGTTGTAGTCCTGACTATAATGCTTATACAATGAAACAGAATAAAGCACCTAATGGAGAATCTACTAACTTAAGATCTGCAGGTTTTCATATTCATGTTGGCTATAGAGACAAGAATATCGACACATCTGTTTTGTTAGTGAGATATTTAGATGCTTTTGTTGGTCTACCATCTGTAATCGAAGATCCAGATACAAAACGAAGGTCTCTCTACGGTAAAGCAGGGGCATTCAGACTGACTCCTTATGGCGTAGAGTATAGATCTTTAAGCAGCGCAGCTATGAAAGATAAAGAATCGCTAAAAAGAGTCTGGGATAGAGTGCAAGATGCGATAGATGCATTTAATTGGGGTAAGATCATTCCATTATCTAATGATGTACTTGATGCAATAAATAACAGTAACAAGGTATTAGCTCAGGAATTATTAAATAAGTTTTACGAGAAATATAGTAAATAATTATGTGTGGAATCTTTGGAATTATAAATAGAAAGAGATCAAAATTCGATAGTACAACATTTAATGTACTAGGGATCAATAACGATACGAGAGGTGGAGATTCTTGTGGTGTCTTTATTGATGGTAGGTATGAATACGGAGTAGGAAAATTAAAGTACTTCGAAGATTTCTACAAGGTAAGCAAGGTTATTTCATCAACTAAAGAATGTGAGATAGCACTAGGTCATGATAGGAAAGCTTCTATTGGGACCATTGATGAGAAAACAGCTCAACCAGTTGTATTGAGAGATAAGAAAGGTACTGTTAAGTTTGTAGTTATTCATAATGGTACAATACATAATTACAAAGAACTCGCTAAAAAATATATACCTGAAATTAAAATAGATGGCCTAACAGATTCTCAAGTAATGGCAAGAATATTTTATTACAAGGGATATGAAGTATTGGATAAGTATAATGGAGGTGCTGTTTTTGTAATAGTTGATTATAGACGGCCAGAACCAATGATACTCTTCTTCAAAGGTAAGTCAAGAAAGTATGATTATGTAAACTCAAAAGTAGAAGAAGAAAGACCATTTTACTTTATTGATGATAAGAAGAACGGAAGTTTTATATTTTCATCAATCAGCAAATATCTTACTGCATTGAGACCAGGGACTGAGGTTTTAACAGTTGTAGGAAATCAACTTGTTCAGTACGATAGAAAAGATGGTAAGCTGTATCTAAAAAGAAAAGTTAATAGATCAAAACAGTTTCAGTCTAAAACTACGTATTATGAAAATAACTATAATTACGGGGGATATTATAAAAGCTACTATCAAGAAAATAATAAAAGTACTAAACAAGATAAAGAAGAGACTAAATCAAATACTACATCAACTGCTAATTTTAGTTTATGGAATAAGTCTTATATTGTTAGTGATCCATTATCTAATAAGTACTTTGACCCAGTAGATAAGAAACCGCTTCACGGACTTCAGACAATCTCTAAGTATGGTAGATTAATTAAAGAAAATGATAATATTAGCGCAATAGATTCTTTTGATATATGGTTCTTTCAAGGAGTCGCCCTAGCAAGTAAGGATAGATTTAAATTCTTAGAGCATTTTAAAAAGAAAACAAAACTAACGGATGAGAGTTTCTATGAGAAGTATGAGAAATTAATTCGATACGTAAGTTTTGATCAGCTCTATAAACATAATGGTCTACTTATGAAAGCAATAGGAGTCAATAATAGCACTACTTATACAGGGGAATTTCAAATGATTGGTTCCTCTAATAGAAAACGATATAAAAATGGAGAGCCAGAAGGGATTGATTTCTATAATGATTTTGCGAAGCCTTTGAGCCTATTAGAAGACTCAGAAGATTTTAAAGTTAATCAAATGAATAGAATATGCAAGTATTTAATGAACTAGATAATAAACTAATATGTATAGGTGATTCAGTTAAAGTAATTACTGAAGTAGTTGATGAAATAATTGTTTACGGCTATGTTAGTTATGATGATCTAAGATTTAATTCTGATAAGCTTCGATTAGTTCTTATTAAGAGTGGTGGAAATCTTATAAAAAGATATGCAATCTTAGATAATGTCAAGAATAGAATGTTTTTTAGTAAGCGCTTAGGATATTATGTTCTTGATGTAGGCCTGAGTGCAGCAACTATAAGAGAAGAAACAGAAGTATTAGGGTCTGGTGGATTCCCATATAGTTTTGATAGATTATATGAGGCAGTTGATAACTTTAATATATTTGAAGGTAAGAGTACTGTAATCGATAAGGAGTTCAAACATCCATTATCAAAATTTATGGACTATACTTTTGGATTTGAATTCGAGACTAGTAGAGGTTATATACCAGAAGATATTTGTTTCAGAGACGGATTAATACCTTTACGTGATGGTTCTATAACAGGATTAGAGTATTCAACATTAATCCTGAAAGGTAATAGTGGATTATCTATGATGAAGCAGCAAATAGAAACTCTAAAAAATTATACAGAGTTTGATAAGAATTGTTCACTTCACATACACTTTGGAGGTTTTCCATTAGATCCAGAAAAGATTTGGGCATTATATTCAGTATGTGCTAGAGTTCAGAATGACATAGAGAAATATACTCCAAAATATACATTCCATAGTAGTGAATATAAAGCAACTAGGAAAGATTATTGCAAGAAATTACCTACTGCTGAATTACACTCATTTGAAGAATTGTATAGATTATTTGTAGAGAGGAATTTCTTAGGAGATCTTACCCAGCCACATCCAAGAGATATAGGTAGGGAGGCTAAGTGGAGAATACCAACTAGATACTATTGGGTCAATTTTATTAATATCATGTGTTATAATATTAATAAGACAATAGAATTTAGACTTCTTAGACCTTCTTATAACTATACTAAGATAACTTTATGGATGTATATATTTACTGCAATAATGAAGTATGCAGATAAAAACAGTAAGAGTTGTCATCTAGGAAAAAATAGAAATCATCTTAAGCTAGTAACAATTCTAAGAGCTGTTTATCCAGATGGGTTATCTAAGAAGCTAATAAGTAAACTAGAAGATCTCAAGAAGATTAAGGAAGAACAAGAAACTGTTTATTCAGATTATATTGGAGAAAAAATAAAAATAGACGATAAATATATTCCCGAGTTTGAAATAATTTAAAGAAAGGGAATAAAACAAAAAGGATAGATTATTATTTCTATCCTTTATTTTTTTTAATCTTCTAAGTACCGAACAATTAATTCAATACAAGCTTCAACATCTTCCCAATGACACATCTCATTTTGTTGATGCATATTTCTATTAGGTAGACTCACTAACATAGTTTCACAATCACTTGCATGCTCTTGTATCTTTGATGTATTAGTTCCACCTGCTCTACCTATACCAATTTGATAAGGTATGTTATTATTGTCAGCTATTCTTCTAAGTTCTGTACATAGTCTTCTTGATTTGTCTGGACCATATTCAATAACTGCTCCTTTACCTAGCTCAATATTTCCATACTTTGCTGTTGATATTCCTAATTCTTTTTCAGTACTAGGCGTTACATCAAAATCTATACTTATTTCTGGGTCTATTCTTCTGGCTGCTACTTTTGCGCCTCTTAATCCAGATTCTTCACCTGATATACCTACACCGAATAGAGTTATGTTCTTTTCTACTAATCTCTTTTCACTTACTCGGCGCATTATTTCAGCCACTACATAGACCCCAAGCTTATCATCAAGTGAATTACCAACGATGAAATTCTTACTTGGTCCAAATTCAAGGTTATAATCGAATTTAGGGTATACTACTAATGTTCCTACTTCAATGCCTAGATTTTTCAGTTCCTCTTTTGTAGTTGTTCCAAAGTCTAATAATAAGTCTTCTACTTTTGCAATAGAATTATACTCCTCATTTGTTTGTACATGAATTGGCTTATATAGTATAACACCATCTATTAACTTATCACCTACAATAGCTGATAATCTAGATCCTGGTAATACTCTTCTATCCTCTCCACTTAAGCAAACAATATTACAGAGTCCACTTTCAGAGATGTCGGAAATCATAAAACCAAGTTCGTCATAGTGAGCAGACAACATAATAGGTCTTCCATTAACTGCACCTTTAGTAAACGCAGAATTTTGAAAACTATCACTAAATGCATGATTACTAAAATTACTCATGTGATCACAGAAAACATTTTTTGCTGCTACTTCATAACCTGTTGGACTTGGCGCACTTAATAAATCACCAAGTAAATCTAAGTCTCTTTCTTTAATATTATTTAATTTATTCATATCAATATTAAGGAAGGTACAAGAAAATAAACCTAGAAATTAATCTAGGTTCTAATTTTATTTTTCTACAAACTTAATTATATCATCTAAGTATCCAGGAACAAGCTCTACTATATTAACTGAATCCAATTTTCTTAGTCTATTGATTAAGACTGGATTATGAATAACTGCAATCACTTGAGTATATTCTTTTCTACGACATAATAAATTATAGACTTCTTCTAGGTTGAATATATCTAAGTTCTTATCCGGCTCATCCATCAAAACAGTGAATTCAAAATCTTCCTGTCTAAGTTCTTTATAATAGTTAGTCTTATAGTATTTCAATAACTTACTTATTCTTTCCTTGTAGATATCGTTGCAATGCTCTTTAATCTCTAGCAATTTCTTGATAGGAAAACTATTATCCTTTGTCTGATCAAACATTGATTTCATCAATAATAACAAAGAATCTTTAATTCCCTCACCGGTTGACTTATTAAGCTCATTAAACTTAAGATAAAAATTATCCATATTGCTCAATGAATCATTATCTTCTAAGTGCGGTAGAAATCTAAAGAATACACTAGAGAAGTCATGTTCTATTATTACACCATCTAATAAGCCTTCATTTTTATCAAACAGGTCAAATAGTTCAAAACAATTAGAGGATACATCGGATCTAATTTGTTTCTTACATAGTCCAAAATCATATAAGAGTTCTAGTAGACTACTCTTACCAGAACCATTAGGACCAATTATGATATTAACACCTGGCTTAAATTCAAAAACACTGCCTGATTTTAATGCACTTATATTACCTAGCCACTTAACAGGCGTCTTATTACAATCTACTATTTCTACTTTTCTTAACATAATCTTTTCTATATTTCATCTATAAGGAAAAAAGAGAACCCAGAAATTAATCTGAGTTCTGTTTAAAAAAGGATTTACTATTTAATTTTTTCTAACTGCGCCTTTAAAGATAACGTTTCAGCAATACAAAATACTTCAGAACAATTATCTAAGTTATCTCCGTAGTGAGCAGTATCAAAACCGAATACCCAATTGTCTTCTGGAAGTTTATCCCCTTCTTCAATCATGATTAGATCATTACTAATAGGAAATTTACCACTAAACGTTATACCTCCATGAACTTCTATTTGGTTTTCTATTTCCCCTACATAAGATTTTCCAAACCAAGGATGAGTTTTAGGTACTGCTACATATCCATGAGCGTATCCACAATCAAACATCTCTCTTAGTTTATCATTCATTCTCTTACTTAGAAACGGAATACACTTCTCCATTTTATTTCTCTACTTCTACGTCCGCATTAATTCCAAGGTTAACATTCTTATCAACCTTAGCTTGTATTGTATCTGCCTTCATGACGTCAGATAGATCTACACCTGTTGCAGATTTAATGGTATCAAAAACTTGCTTTACAACAACTGGAACTTGACCAGATATAGATGAACAACCACTTCCATCAGATGAGTATACATTAAGGTTATCTATAGAAGACATTGGTTCTGAAACTGCTTTTGCAACTTCAGGCAACTTTTCAATTACCATCTGAACAATAGCAGCTTTATTATACTTAGTATAAGCCTCTGCCTTCTTGTCCATTGCTTTTGCTTCTGCTTCACCTTTTGCCTCTATTGCTTCTGCCTCTGCTTTACCTCTTGCTGCAATACCTGCGGCTTCTTGTTCCATCGCAAAACGTTCTGCTTGTGCTCTGGCTTTCTTTGCTTCTGCTTCTTGTTGTGCTTCAAATGTACATGCTTCTGCCGCACGTTTTCTTTGTTCAAGTTCAGCTTCAGCCTTAATCATTGTCTGGTACTTGTCAGCATCTGATTTTTTGTTAACATTAGCCTCTAAGATATTCTGTTGTACTAAGATATTCTCATTAGTAAGCTCTTGTTCTTTCTTAGTTCTTACAATCTCAGCTTCAACAGTCTTAACATTTACTGTCTTTTGTTGTTCTTGCTCTTGAATCTTATAGGCAGAATCAGCAATTGCCTTCTGTGTATCAGATTCTCTTTTAAGTGATGCCTTCTTAATTTCAAGCTCATTATTTCGCTCTGCTATTTCAGTCTCAGACTTAACACGAGCATCATTAGCCTGTTTTGCATTCTCAGCCTCAACAACTGCTATCTCTCTTTGTGCGACAGCTTTTGCATTGGCAGCATCTTTCTTAATTTTCCAAGTATTGTCAGCACCCATATTTTCAATGAGTCCGTCTCTATCTGTAATGTTTTGGATATTACATGATAAGATCTCAATACCTAACTTTTCCATATCAGGTGCTGCTTTCTTCATCACTTCATCAGAGAACCCATCTCTATTATTGTTTAGAGATTTAAGATCCATCGTTCCTATGATTTCACGCATATTACCTTGCAATGAATCTTTAAGTTGTTGTGATATCTCTGCTGATCCCATATTAAGGAAGTTCTTAGCGGCTAATCTAGTACCTTCTTCTGTCTTCATAACGGCCACTTTCGCCACTGCATCTACATCCACATTAATAAAATCAGATGTTGGTACAGGAGTCTCAGTATTAATGTCGACCGTTATTTGTCCTAGATATACCTTGTCAAGACGCTCTAGAAATGGGATCTTAAATCCACCAGTACCGATTAACACTCTAGGCTGCTTTCTAACACCTGCTAAGATATAAGCCTGATTAGATGGCGCTTTAATATAACAAGACACCATAATTACTACTAATAGGATTAAACCTACAATACCAATTCCCAAATAAATTAATTCTGTCATAATTGTTTAATTAATTAATATGTTATTATACATTAGTAAGAGTTTAGTAAGAATATACTTTTAATCAGATACAAATCTAACAAGTCGATTTATTCATTACTGCTCTGTCTAAGATAGAATGAATTATGTCACTATCTAATATTACTTCCTGGATGAGTGTATCAAACGGATAATCAAATAGTTGCGTGTCCATCTTATATCTACAAGAACTAATATCCTGTAATGCAATAGTTAGAATTCTGTATATATAATTCTCAGTAAATATCTTAACATTAGACCATTCTTTGAGTACTAGGCTGATTTGTACAGTTGAGTTTGTAGGAATATTCACTTTATCTCCTTTGAATATAATAAAGTCTGATATAATCCGAAAATTTGCAATATATAATTTATACGTATCTCCCTCTATTAAGTTGATTACTGCAGTTACTTTACTCATGCTTTCTTCTTCTTAAGTTTTTGCGCATTTGAATTTTAGTCCTGCCCCACATAAACCATTTTGTAGGAGCTAAGTCAAAAAATTGTTCATGTCTTTTCAGTATACTATCAGATTTATGTCCACGACCTTCCATTCTAACTACTTTTTTATACTGGAGCTTTAAATGTTCTTCTTCATCTCTATATTGACTCACTAGAAGAAACAATACAATAATAAGTAGGCCGATAACTCCAAACAATGTATACCAAAAAATAGTAAATATCTTTCTATAAAAACTAACTTCACTGTCAAATTTTTCAAGATCTTCCTTAATTTTTTGTTTTTCACTAACCATACTATAAATAAGAGTTTCAGAAATCGCCTTCTAGTTCTATACTAAATGCCTTATAAGTGTATGAGAAATTTTATTAAAAAACACAAAGTGGAAATAGCCTTGGGCATTCTAGCAATAGGATGTTTTATTAAGGAGAGAAAGTCTACTAAACAGAACAGTAGACTCCTGGGGATCATAGAAAACCAGGAAAGAGTGATTCGTGGTTATAAAAAAACTACGGAAGGATTAATTTTTAATGCAGGGAAAAGATCTCGTGCATAGTAAAATAAAGAAAGAAAGAAAGTAGTAAGGATATAGAAGTCTTACTATTTTTTTTGTTTCCTTATTATTGATGTTAGAGAAATATATTAAGTTTTATACAAAAGAAATAGAAGATAAACGTGTATATACTGTACTTTACACATATCTAGAGTACACAATAGATAATTCTCTTAATAAAATACTAATCTCTAGCTTTGCAGGATTAAATAAATACAAACTTATGATGTCACAAGGAGTCGAAGTATTAACTGTTCTGGGATGTATTATAAGAGGAGTTGATACATTATCTCCGAGCTTTATAAGAAAGATATTACCAGGTGATGATAATCTAGCTATACCTATTATTAGGTCCGTAATAAAGGGATTAGTATATAGACCTAAGCTATTCTCTAAACAATCAGAGGAAACTTGGAATATTTTTGAAAAGCATATTAAAGCTGGTATATACTTAGGTGACGAATATATTATGAGATATATTGGTGATACTGTTACAATTGAAAGATTATGATAGACCCTATCTATGAGAGTTTTCGTAGATTTAAAAAACCAATAGATTATACGTCATTAATAGATCACCTGAAGGTTAGTTTTTTCGATGTAGGTAATCAAAGATTATATAGTATAAGCTTATCTTTCAGTAACATAGATAAGAGCAAACAATATTACTTAAATTGTTGTTTATCAGCTCCCATTTCAGATAGTAAACTTCCTTTAACTACTACATCTAGTGAATTAGATTACTTAATGAAAGAGTCTAAGATACTCAATATTGTAATATCTGAAGAAGAAATTGTCGGAAATGATAAAGTATTCATAGTAAGACCTATAAACTCATATAACATAAGGGATATTACTTTGAGAATTCTGGATTCTATTGTTAATAAAAAAGTAGAACCTTTTTTGTATATTAACTCATGGTTTCAAAAGGATTCGGATAAAGAAACTGAGGATAGTATACTAAAATTAAGAAATCATCTAGAGAGTGGAATAGTAATAGGAAATGTTACTGTAAAATTAACTGTTCTGGGAATTTGCATAGAATAGATGGATATAAAAATTTTATACAAGATAAATAATTCTGGTAAACGAGTTTATGTAATAAAATTAGCAATAACTCCTATAAATTTAGGAAGAAGGCTAATAATTACTATCAAATTAACGAATCCACTAGTAAATGATGTAAAACTTCCTATCTCACCTGGTACTAATGATTTGACAGATATAAATTTTGTAGAAGATATTAGCTTTGATTTCACTAATACAGAACTAAATGTAGAAGAATTATTAGAAGGAGGCTATATACAAAGGATAGTTGAAGATAAATATATTAAGCAAGTATTATCTAATATATTCAATCAAATTTTATGGTATAGAAGAAATTGTACTTGGGATAATATTAATGAGAACTTTGGATTATTAGACTCAATCATGTCTAGTACTTTTGTGTTTGATGGGAAATACTACTCTCCTTTGTTTATAGCAAATCCAGGCGAACTACTTGGTGGAAGGATAAGAATAACAGATTATAAGTGGATTTTTTAATTAAATTAAAAATGGAAGAAAGTCTAAGTAGAGAAGAACCAATAAGAATATATCATCTAAGTGGAGACTGTGTTATATATACAATTATTTTTATTGATCTTTATATAGGTAATGATCCCTACTTTATTTATTTTAAATTAGTCTTTAGTAAATTTAAAAAAGAAGACATTACAAAACTTCCTGTCTCTAATATTAAGACTCTTATAGACAGAGATAATATTTTAGTGACAGATGTAGAATTATTTAAACATGATAAATTAAATAACAAAAGACTAGCCAATCGTTTAGTAGATATAAGCCTAGACGATTGTTTAAGTAGACCAATATCTAACCAGGTAGTTTATAGTAAGTTAGTATTAGAGATTCTTAGGTACATTGATGAGACTGCTCCACGTTATTATAACAGAAAGAGTAAAATTATAGATTTCATATCAAGAGAAACAATAAAAGTTGGAGATGAATTTATTAAATATCATTCTAGTAAAGTTAATAATAGAACATGAGTGGTTTTATTAGTATATTAGATATTAACGTACTATTTAAAGGTACTTCTAGTGAACAGTATAGAAACTATGTATTTAGAATTATAATAAAAACTCAACAGGATTTTATAGTATTAACTTATTGGTGCTATTTTAATCTTGTATTAGGAGATACAAAAATTTTCATTACTAAAGGGTCTAATGATATGAAGAAACTTTCTCCAGATCTATTTAGATATCCTAGCTTTATTCAAGTAGAGCATAGAACAGATATAGATTTGAATAACTTACTAGCAGATCTTGAGAAAAAAGGATATGTTTTGAGGAAATATAAATCTTCATGTGCTGTATTTATATTAGAGAGTATGTTGTGTAGTATTTATAAAGCTAAGTATGAATTAGAACAAACACTTGGTACAGGTGAGTTAACATATTACTATGCAGATATGAGGCCTATTAATAGAATCTTCCTAAATAACATAATAGAGATAGGTGGAATTAAATATAAGGCCAAGGTGAGTAAAGGAAAAGTAAAATTTGAAGTAGTATGAAAGAACCTATTAAAATATATAGTTTCACGAATAATATGTATTCACATACAATTATTATCACTAATTTTGAAGTATGTGGTAAACCTTTTTTCGTTTATCTAGAAGTAGTAGCTGAAAGAGGGCATATAGTAAAACTTCCTATACATAATCTTAAGTCTATTATAGGAGGAAGTGAGGTAGTAGAAATAAAGGTAAAACTTATACGCTCAGAAAATTATCTGATACCAGTTACAGGTGAAATTATAAAAAGACCAATTACTAATCAACAAACGAGTACTAAATTTATTTTAGAATTATTTGAGTTTATTGATTGTAGATGTAGAGATAATGATTGCTTAGATATCATAAGATTAGTAACTAGTGGTGCTGTGAAGATAGGAAATGAGTCTGTTAGGTATCAAGCAATTCCATTCTAGCTGATAATATTTAGTGCAGAAACATAAGAACTGAGATTAATATTTTTAGTTCTAAGTAATATGCACTAGGTTTATCAACATTTTAAATTAAGAGATGAAATTTGACTTTATAAAAATATATTGTAAACTTCTAGAAGATAAGAGAGAATATTTAATAACAATTGAGTTTGATAATATTAAATATTTTATAGAATTTAAAACTGGATATGTAGACAGTAAACTAATAATAGGAAGTTTTTATGACCCATTGACTGCCTGTAGTACTTTCTTCTATAAAAGTGAGTCTAACAGAGGAGTCAGGGATAGAAAAGATATAGAGTATTATACAGTAAATAGAAATATAAGTAGTATGGACAATTTATTGAGAGTATTTATGATAATAATTTATCAGCTAAGTTCAGAAGTTCGTCAATCAAACATAATAAAAAGGGAATTAATTAATGATCTTAGCAATTCAGGATTTCAAGTAGATAACAGAAGATATAAGTTAGAAGATCATTGGGACGAAAATACTTTATCTTTTGTTTATAGTATTATAGAAATTACGGACAAGAAAAATAAGTAGTAGAAATTAATCTACTACTTTTAATTTTTTTTATTTTATCATTCCCTCTAACATATTTAATTTATTCTTTGTATCTATATTCTGAAGTTTTTCCTTTTCTACATCAAGTGGATTAACTTTTCGTTCTGTATTTTCAAAGAACCATGCAATTACTTTCTGTACTATATCTCTACCTATATCTAGATCTTCTTCATCTAATTCTGAATCTCTAAAGTAAGCACAATATTCAGTCATTATAAATTCAAACGTCATAGGATAATCCTGAGAAGTGAATTTACATTTTATTGCATTACTACCTCTACTTCCTAGATCAAGTTTAGCAAGCTCTCGACCAGATAGATAATATAATTTCCACTTATTATATATATTAAAGGGTAGCCTAACTTCAGTATTAAATTCAGTAAAGTTAGGTTCTACATTTAGTTCTTCAAACTCCACTTTATTGTCTGAATCATAACTAAGTCTTATTAAAAACTCAGGCTCAATTTCATCATCCCAAAGTCTTTTTATTGCCTTCCATCCAGAACTAGTTACCATTAAGACTATCCTATCACATGAATCAATAGCTAAAAATTGACCATTATAATAGAAACAATCACCAGGCTTTAGTTCAGGGACAGATCCTAAAAAATCTCTGTCTTCAAAAACTTTATACTTCTTATCACCTATTTCAGATATTTTGAAGCTTGGATCGTGTTGACTACCTGTAAAAATCTTCTTATCTTCATCTGACCCAACCTCTATCTGACGAGTAGGAAATTCACTCTTATCCCACTCAATTATAAAATTAAGCTTATCAAGTATACCAGGACAATCTAGTTTGTTAATCCCAATACCACATCCTGTTTTATACTTATTTTTTAAGACTTGTATAACCATATTGTAAATAATATTGATACTCCTGCAAAAAATCTAAAGAATAACGCTAGACTTCTTAGGTCTTTATTATAACTGTAAATATTTGCCATTAAGGTACAAAACACATAAACTATTGCAGGAATTACAGGTAAGTATGCAATACCTGTCAATAATAGTGCAGTAATTATTAAATAAAAAGCTGCAAACTTATTATCCTTTCTTAGTTCTAGATATTTTGGAGTCTTTGTATGTTCTAGAAACCAACAAGATACTAAGCAACCATAATCAACTCCCATACTAATACCAAGAAAAACTGATATTACATCAAAATAAATACTAACTATTTCCATCTGTTATATTTTCTTTTAGTATATCCCACTTTATTATATCCTAAGACCTTATAGCAAATACAATTGATATGATTAACTATATAAGTTAATTCCATGTATCTTCATCCTCGTCTTCATCAAAATCAAATTCTTTACTTCCAATTTCATCATTACTTGGATCATAGTCTCCTCCTACACCAGGACTCGCTGTTATTAATAATTGATCTACTAATACATGAGAAACTGTAATCTCTGGTGCTGAATAATTCTGTTTTTTTTTCATAATGTCTAAAGTGTTAATATTAATCCTCTTTTATATTCTGTTGCTATTACTCTATCGATAATTTTCTTAACTGTTTCCTTATCGATATCATTAAAAAGCATTACTGGTTCACCTCTTAAGTAGGCTCTTTCACCATCATTTCCTAATTTCAACCAAGCTTTTAATACTCTGTCAACCTGTTCATATGTATGTCCAGGTGCTATTTGTTCTAAGTCTCCACCTTTTGATACACCATTACCATCTGTAGGAGTAAGTGAAATAGACTTAGAAAGTGCTTGACATGCTTTGTTATTGAGTGGTTGTAGGTAGTGATGATCTCTGAGATACTCTGCTAACTTATATACCTCAGATTTCCACAACTTACCAATAGGAGAAATATCACCTACGTCTCCATGAATTGTCCAGAAACCTGTATAGTATTCTGTTAAGTTTCCTGTATCAATGACAATTCCTTTCTTACAACCTGCCACATTGTATAGAAAATTCATTCTAAGTCTGGCCTTAATGTTTCCACGAGCTAAGTCCGTTGTTTCTGTCTTAGAAGCTATTTCCATAAAATTCTTAGAAAATTCATACCAAGAGTTAATGTCAATATTCTCAAACTTATTACAGAACTCACCTGCAAGAATAGCTGCACTTCTTTCATCACTCTCATTAGTATTACACATAAGAGAATAACCTAGTAATTCAATGCCTGTCTTATTAAATACTTCATGGCAAATAGCAGCACATACGGTACTATCAATCCCGCCACTAATGCCAAGAACCATACATTTAATTTCATTCCTAATTAAGTAATCTGATAATATACTAACTATTTTATCTAATCTTTCTTTCATACTAATAAGGATTTTAATAATGTCTAATACAGGGGTAAGCTAAGTTCACACTTCGTACTCTTCTATTTGTCAGTTCTTTCTGATAATATTATAAATTAGGTAAAAATGTATATTTAGAAGGGGTATATCTCTTATGTATGTGTAAAAGTACGGAGCCTTGCTTGACCGAAACGAGAAAGCAAGGCTCCGTCACTGGGAAAATAAATGATAAAATTTAATAGAAAAAATTATGAAGAAAACAAAAATTAATGTGTCTAATATTATTGGGTACATCTCATACTGGAGGTGTTATGGTTTTAAAATAATTAGGAAGTTATGATATACTTAATAAAAGCTTATAGTGATTTTGGCCCTTTATTAAAAATAGGATATTCAAGGGATCTAAGTAGGCGTATGAATGAATACTTGACTAGTACTCCTAGATTTAAATTATTAGATGTTCGGTTCGGTACTGAAGAGTTTGAAGGTAAATTCCATAAGTACTTCAGTAGGTATAGATTCCCACAGGGTAATGAATGGTTTTATTATAATGAACTAATAATAAAAGAGTTCAAGACTATAAGGGAGAGTGACTTGTTAAGTAAGAAGAGTGTAGTTAGTAAATTATCACCTTTCTTAAATATATCAGACTTACTAGCTAATAGATTAGATGAGATATCCAGAAAATTTTGTAAGAATGAATCTGGACTATCTTCCTATAAGTCTAGGATATTCAATACCTGGAAAGTTAATAGTGCTCTTGAATTTCCTGATTGTTGTGGTGACCTAGTAGATATATCAAGACTTCACTTACAGATAGGAAACTCAGTGTGTACTAGTGTATCAAATTTCTTTCCTTACTTCAAGAATCATACTAGTAACGATATTCCACTTGTCTTGTGTAATACTAAACCGGAGCCTAGTTATTATGAGGAGGTTGAGACTTATGCATTGGATGTATTAGAGCAGTACTATGTAGACAAGCTTCAGAGATTCTCACTAACCAAGAAACCTTCCCTTAATAATGCTATGGTAGATAAATTCTTAGAAGAGTATGATAAACTTGATACAATCTATTGGAAACTTAAATACTTATGTCAAGAATATGTCAAGTTTAATGAGGTTGATAAGGAGGTACTTATTAATAACATACATGAGAAGAGATTTAGAGAATACATAATAATCTTAGGACCCGATGTATGCAGAGCTTGTGGGTATGCAACAAACCTTTTGAACGATAAGTTGGATGTAACTTCGTTCGATTACTCAAAATTAACTGAGGCGATCTACTCTAATTTTTCAGTTAATGAGTCCTATTCATCTGCTCACATAAAGAATCGACTAGGTGAATTATATAAGGAGCTTGATTATAAATCTACACCTAAGGCAAAAGACTTAGAACAATATTTTGAAATGAAGCCTTGTAAAGTAAGAGTAGACAAAATAAGGGTTAATGGATTTAAGATATTAGCTAAGAAAGAGTAAATTAATACAGACTCCGCTTGAAAATAAAAGTAGCTAGGGATTTAATTTCCACGGCTACTATTTTTTTTTCTTCTGCTAATATCTATGCTGCTGTTTTTCTAGCTATTTCAGAACCATTCTTTTTAAGATCTTTATTATTCTCTCGGATCTTTTCTCTTGGTTCTAATAAGTGCTAGTAGTTTATTCAGCATATTATATAGCAGCATTTCATATCTCCGATACCTCCTCTGAATTATTTAGTTTTTTACAATATACACTCTCTGCCAAAATTCATCAGCACTATTAGACAGGTATATATAATTTCTGAGAACCCGGTAATCTTAGTGCTATTAATTGGCAGTACTGTTCAATACACTTATAAGAAAAAAAATAAGGGAACCATTAGATCCCCTTTTTCTCTAGGTCAAACCAATATTTTAACTAAACCTAAGTATACTATAAAGTAATACAGAAGACTGATATATATTACAATAATAGGTAAGTACATGATTCTAATGTACCTTCTAATATTTAGTTTTATTTTTTCGTCGCTTAGGTCTACTTTATTCTCATATAGTTTATTTCTATACCACCTAATATCATCATCTTGTGCACTTTTAATCAAACTATATAATTTCTTAGTTAACTTTCTGACAATGAATAATACAATCAAAATAGAACTAAGAAATAATCCGATCACTACAATAAACCCTTCCTTCTCATTGCTGAATTGGGACTTTGATAGTTTTAGAGTAAATCTTTCACCAGGTTTATAAGACAGGTATAATTCAGGACCTACTTCTATTGCATTCCTTCCTAATTTAGTTTTTAGCGTGAAGTAGTATTTAGTATCTCCCATAGAATTAATAGTTGCCTTATCTAGTAATTCACAATCTACATCTTTCTCTGTATACCACTCATTAATTACTTTATTATATAGTTCAGTATGTCCTTGTATATAATAAGAAATAATAGTTATAAGTCCTGTCAGTATTATAGCTACAAATGAATGGTGACAATAACCTTCAAAATCTTTTATTGACCAACTTAATTTTGACTTCATATTTACACGAATTTTATAATAGAATACATTGACAGAATAAAAACGATAATTGCAGAGATGATAGATATGAAGAAGGAGAGTATTACAATAAATTTTCCCCACATATAATCAGCCACATCCAATTTTCTCACAACCTGTTTGAAAATCACTATCACTGTTGCAATAAATAGGGGAAGAAATATTAGTATGCATGTAATACAATAGACAAGATGATTATTAACTAACGGCATTTTTCCTTTTTTATAGATTTCTTCATTAGTCAGATTTATCTTTAGAGTATTACCGATCCTATAATTACTATCAGTTATAACAGGTACTAGTTTTTTCTCTACTCTCACGAAAGTAGTTTTCTTTATTGTACTATCTTTAAACTCTTCTGTCATTCTTCCTACGACAGTCCCAGTTCTTTGTTTAGTCACTTTCCATTCAGATCTAACAGTCTGAATTTTCTTTATATTACTATAGAAAATTGAAGAAATTTTTATACTAATGATAGAAAATACTAGTAATACTATTGTAGCTATTACGTAATTTCTTATGTTTAGATTATTATTCATACAAAATAATATTTAAATACAACACTCCAGTAAATAATACTCACAATTATATAGTAGATGATTGACGTTGTTGTTACTGTTAATGGTAACTGTATCTTTAGCCAATGTTTCCAATTATAATCAGTCCGTATTTCATCAACTTCATCACTCGGAATATCACTAATTGAGATTTCATACTTTTTAGAAATTCTTACTAAGTAATCTTCCTCTCTCCTAGGTATTACGTTCTTTAGTTCCTTCTTAACTATTATGATGAACAGAATTAGTAAAATAGGTGCAGTTATTGTAGTAATTAGGCCACTCACTACTGATTCTTTCATATCTGATTTATTCTCTCCATAGATATCAGACTTAGAGAGTTTAATATTAATAGTTTTACCTACTTCTGCTTTCTTGAAGGTAGCTAAGTCAACTGGAATACTCTTAATTATTCTACCCTTATACCTAACAGATAAAAATCTAGTTGCTATCTGATCTTGATCTATATTTTCTGAACTATTAAGAACTGTACATTTTACGTCTGTTTTTGTTTTCCACTCAATTCCATAGTCCATTACTCGATTACTTTCATCTTGATATTTAATAGATGAAGTGATACAGATAATAACAAAAGCTACTATGTAGAATATAAATTTTTTATACTCTCTTAAGTTCTCTGGTTTAATAATATTAGTTCTTTTCATCATTATTGTATTATATTAACATTAATATTTTCATTGTATACCCAAGATTCCATATAAAGAATATAATAGTTGAGGAAATAGATAATATAACAGGAGCCTTTATTAATAAGTTATATGCTTTATATTTTACTTCTGTTGTAAAACTTTGCATTACTTCCTCTTCATCTAAATTATTCTCTTCTGCTATTCTTCTGATTGCATAAGACTCTCTACTTTTACATATAGAGTTTATTGATATTAAGTATGTAATAAAAATACTACCGATCAATAATAATGCTGAGAAAATTAATAGAATGTAAAGATAGTTGAAGTTTTTTGTTTTCCCTAGATAGTCTGAATAAGTTAGCGAGATATTTTTATTACTACCTATCTCTGTTGACTCGTACTCTATCATTGGTACTTGTATACAGAAAGTTTTATCTAAGCAATTAACCTTCAGGTATCCTAGTTCTATCCCATTTTTAGTAGATGTAAACTTATCAATCACCTTACATTCTACTAATTCTTTCTCCTTATAGTTCTCATTGTAAGTTTCTAGTTTAATTTTCTCATTCCCTAGCCAACATAAGGTCATTATTTGACTAAGAGCTAGAATAAATGCTACTATTAACCCTAGCCTGAATTTTTTAATTTCTTTCTGGTTTTTAAATAACCACTTAGGTTTAACTTTGATTTTTCTTCTCATATTTATTTATTATTAATATTCCTACTTATAAGGATATTGCGCTATTATTTTGCATATTATTCTAGAACTACATTACCTATCTCAGTTCTTATATCTTATGCAATTTGTTTTTAGCGCAAGAAAAAAAAGAGAGGATTTTTAGTTTCCCCTCTTAAGTTGTTTATCCTATTAACTTAACCCATTTATCTCTATTCATAGCACTAGGATTTTTTACATATTCTTTGGCCTTACTTATTAGATAATCTTCAACATAATCACTAATATTCTTTACAGCTTTAAAATCCTCTTTAGTTACTTCATCTGACTTCGTAGAATATAATTTCTTTACATTTTTCATATTCCTAAAGCCAAGAATCCCATCATTTTTATCTAAGACTCTGATTAATCCCCAATATTCAATTTCGTTCGTATCAAGGTTTAATCTAATCTGTATTAGAATAGTCTCATCAATCCCACTGTCTTCAAAGGGTGGAAGAACTAGACTTAATATTTTGGCTCTATAGTTATCATCAACACCTTTATAGTAATATTCTGTCGATAGTAATTTAAAATTCTGTGGATAAGCAGTGTATTTAAAATGTTCTCGTAGCGGTAGAGACTTAGTTGTACCATATGCACCGAGTCTCAAAGCTTTTTTATATTTAGCCAGAACTTTACTATTACATTCTAGCTCAACTTTAATTGCCCTGCTAAATCTACCAAGTCTACTATTATAATCACTAGCTAATATACAATCTTCTATCCAGGGCCATATAACAGCTTCATTTTCTCCTGTTACATCAACTAGTCTAAATGTCTTCGCTGATTTACTATTGACTCTGGGTTTCTTGATAGTAATTAGTCGAACTCCCTCGCAATTGTCCAGTACCCAACTATCTCCTACAAAAGTATCGATAGTTGTATATTTTTTATCTATTCCGGTTATGACAAGCTCTTCGTGACCATCCAATAGATCTTCCTTTTTCTCCGTTACCTCATAGACTTTCAGATCATCTCTGTTTTTGTCTATCTTGCTTTTTATAAACTCCAATGTACTATCCATTTTTCTTAATCTAAGTCGTCGTATGATTGTTCTGATTTATTACTTGGGGGTTGTTGGTTATTAAATTCTCCACTATATATGTCTCTATCCATTAACATCTTAGTGGCAATTATTTTATTTTCCTCTAACCTAATACACTCTAGTAAACTTCTTGCAAACTCTTTTTCTTTCTCTGGGGGATCATTTCTAATCTCTTGTATTCTTTCAATTAGTATTTTATCTCTTAACATACTAACCAAATCCATATTAAGAGTTGTTTGAAAAGTTCTTATTTTATCATCTAGTATTCTCTCATCTAGACCTAAGAAACCCATAATCCACAAACACCCTACAACCAATATAACTGCTGCAGATATAAAGAGTGGTATAAATTCCTTGAGTGTCCAGAAGCAATATAAGCTAGTTAATCCAAGTAGAGATAATATAATTCCCAGGATAATATAGAAATTTCTGACTTTTTTTGTTTTTACATCTTTAATTTCTATAATTGCTTTTATTATTTTTTCTAATTCTGTCATAGTGTGAATAAAATTAAATAGGCTAAGTACATAAATAATTATATACCTAACCTAATATATTTTGAACTAGTTAAACTAGATCTCAGTATTTTCAAAAGATTTTATTTCCATCTGTCTAATAACTCGATTTATATCTGATGCTCTTTTTTCACCAGACCATTTTGTTTTAGGATAATCAACTTTATCTATCTTATCCTTTAGGTTATTAGTTAGATTTACATCAGTGTTATTATAAACACCAATAGGTTCAAGCCAGATTTCTTTTTCATTACCTTTCAGTTCAAAAAGTGCAAACTGTGAAGGACTGATTAAGATATCTACTTTACAACCTTCTTGAAATCTATACTTTGACCACCTAAGTTGATCTCTGAGACCTACAATGATTGCTTTTGTTATATTATTATTTCTTTCAATCTCCCACATAGGAAATTTATAATTTCCGAGATCATAATATAAGTCCACATCTCCATAAACACCTTCAGCTCTATTCAATATGTTTTTATACATAAAGTCAGAGATTTTATTGAATGAGTTATTTCTATTATGAATGATAGTTGAGATAATATCTAAGTCATATTTATACTTATCTTTCTCAGTTGAACTATACTCTCCTTTATTAGAAGTTCTTTCACTCAATTTTGTAAGTGATAACATTGGGATTTCATTTGAACTAATCCCTGGTGTAGTCACTTGATAAAGATAATAACTCTTCATTGAGGTATTGTTTAGGAAAAATGGATATTCCCTGCCAATCATTAGGTTATGTAATTTAAATCTTCCCATTTAATTTTTCTTTTTCTGGTTAAACTTATTATTTTTATTACTCTCGTTTTTATTTGCTTGTGCTGGATTCTGGAGTCTTGTTACAATTCTTCCCTTTGTTAAATCATAAGGACTCATTTCAACAGACACCTTATCTCCAGCCATAATTCTAATATAGTGTTTCCTTATTTTCCCAGATATAGTACACAATATTTCATGTCCACTATCTAATTGAACTTTGAACATTGAGTTACCTAATTCCTGAGAAACAAGTCCATCTACTCTAATATTATCTTGTTTCATATTATATTATAATCTTAGAATTCTTATTTAATTTTATAGTTATTCCCTGAAATCTACTAATAACTAATTCATTTTTAAGGTTTTCAGGTACTTTACTAACACTTCCATACAGTTTGATAATATCTTTTAACCTAACCTCGTACAGCTCATATAAAACCGGATTACTCCTAGTACCTTGATTGAACACTTGGTATCTTGTTATGTTAGATCCTCCTTTTTCTTTAGCTTGCTCTAAGATAGATTCAATAGCTTCACATATAGATAATTGACATATAACACTAGATAACTTAGTTGCTTTATCTTTGTCTATATCTGCACTATATCGTCTTCCTTCATATCTCTGGTCTAGGTAGTACTCCCCTGAATTGCTATGTAATTCTGTATATATATCTGAGAAGTTATACATACTTTCTAAGTCTCTAAAAATAGTTGAGTCCTCAGAGTATCCCTCTAGAATTTCTCCCACTAGATAATTGAGGTCTATACCAATTTTTGGAAGTAATTGAAGGTAGTAGTTAATTTTTCCAGAATCATCTACTAGTAATGTATATAATCTTTTTATATTATCAATAGCTTCCTCTTTACTGAAGTTAATGTCTATGTTTCCAATAGTTTCTGCAACACCATCGTACCTAACAACAAGATTTAGTAATGTTACTTTTATTACTTGTTCTAGTTCTGTCCAGAATATATAATTTTTTATATTACTGTAACCATTATCCTTTGAAACTAATGTAAGAGGTTGCAGTATGCTATGAATATTTGTATAATCTTTCCAGGATTCTCCTTTAATAACTCTACATTTATTAATAGCTCTCATTACTAATCCTTCCCATAGAGGTTCGATATTTGAAGTGTCTAGGTCATTTTCTAATACACTACCACCATCTACCATAAGAGAAATAGAAGGAACAATCTTAATATCACCTATGTTGTTACCAAAGATTCTATTATTCATTATCTCAGATATTTTAGTTTCTCCATTAAGACTTTCCACTACTAGGTGTACTTCTTCTAGATCTTCACCTAGTTTATTATCTTTGTAAGACTTTGTATATGCTTTTCCTAGATAATAGTATGTATTTGTTTCTGAATCATATCTATGACCTGGTATCCATTTTCTGGTTTTCTTAAGAGTTTGACAATTTACTACCCGGACTAATTCGTTCAGGTAATCTTCATACTCATCCATTCCACTACAAGCTAATATTACTTTTGTAGGATGCATAATAGAATATGCAGCTTCAAAATCTTTCTCTTCGTCAAAAACTCCATTATTATTTTGGATTTTTGTTAAGATTGCTCCGAGATGTTTAGGATCATCTGAGAAATTCATCAACTTATACCAACTATCTGTAGGAAATTCTTCACTCTTGATATAAAGATTCAAACTACTATCAAATTTGAGTTTAAACTTATTTTCTTCTATGAGAATTTCCCTTGAATCTTCCTCAGGTAATATCTCATTTTTAGTAAGTTTATCAACTGCTTTTTTATTTTTCTTACTCTCCTCAAAAGAAAGCCAAACTTCATGCTTTAGGTTATTCACCAATGCATTAACTCCTGTCGCTAGTCTCCACTTCGTCATTTTCTACTATAATTTTAACCTTAACTTTAACTCCATTAAACTTAATAATTGTGCCACCAATAAATTCTTTGGCAGCACTTAATACACTTTTAAGGTTTTCGTCAGGGTCTACTACATCTTCTGCACATGTTAGCTTAAATGTAGCATTCTTATATTTTTTCCTACTCTCATCAACCCCCTCAATTGATACTGCCTTAAAAAGAAATCCCCCAAGTAGTTCCTCAGCCTCTCGAAATTCTGGAGTGTTCCAAGCTTCTCTATTAAACCTGGCCTCTATGAATTCTCTAAAACCCTTAACTTTTCCAAAGGTGTTAGTAGGTAATCTTCTACATTCAATCGTATCTCTCTTAAACCAAATGAGTGTATTATTAACTCTCATTACCATTTTTTTGAGAGTTTGTTTATTTTTACTTTTCATAAATATTATGTACTAGTAAAGTAATAATCTCCTCTAATTCATCCATTTCCTCGAAGCTAATATTACACTTATATTTTTCTTCATAACATATTAATGAATTGCTCCAGGTATGAGGTCCACTTAATACTTGAAATTCAAATAAATCCCCTAACAACTTGCTCTTAATCATGTATGTACCAGTCTTTAGTGCTTTACCTTTCTTATTTGTCACATTGGAAAATAATCCAGGTCTATTAAAATCTGACACTTCATAAGTTATTTCATTGGATATTTTTTCAACTACTATGTCATCTAAGTCAATAAATCTCTCCTTTCTGACTGAATCTCTTAAGCTATCTTTTGTATCAGAGCTGTCTGGATTTAAAAATGACATATTACCTGTTATATTATCATACCAAATAAGTTTCCCATCAATAGTAGAGAAGTAGTTCCAGGTTCTTATAAATCCCGGAACAACAAGAGGAATTTTTAGTGTAATTTTTTCAAACTTCTTATTCCCTATAACCTTCTCTATAAATTTTTTTGTTACTAATTTCATTTATGTTTCTTTTTAAAATAGTCAACAATAGAAGTATTATAATCGCACCACTTTTCTCTCTCTGTTAATTGGCTTCTACTAGTAGGTGCAAAAGTTTCCTTAACAGCATCTACATACATACTGCTAGTAAACTCATCACCATTATATAATTTTGCCCAGTCTTCTTTAAAAACAGAACTTTCAATATCTAACTGTTCAAGTGCTAGATTATCAAAACCTAGTATTATTTCTTCTTCCCTAATTCCAATATAGTTAGTTCTTAGGTCATAAATAATTTGCTTAATAGATTTTTTCCAATCAACTAGGTCTACTGTAGTTCCCTGTGCTCTACCAAAACTTTTATACCCAAGAATTAATATCTTAGCAGTATAACAACTCTTATCTTTTACTATCTCTTTGAGTTTGAGTATTTTATCTGGTGGAAAGATACCTGCAATAATATGAAAAACTACTCTTTTCCCATCTATAAATTTATAAATAAGTCCAAGATGATCCTCAAAATCTTCAGGTATGTCAGTTAAACTTATTCCTACAGCACCACGTGACATATTAGACAGCATACTTCCAATTATCGCACTATCTTTTCTAGTGTTTATCCAACGTACCAGACTTTGATAGTTTAGTGTAAGTCTAGGTGAAAAATTATTCTTTAGTAACCAATCAACTAAGAGACTAAGATCTGATGGACAAGTAAATACATCACCTCCTCCTATTGCCACCTCAATTCCACACTTAGGTAATTTATTTAGTAGTTGAATTGTGTTAGTTAAGTTAAATTTCTTTCCAGCTGTAGTACTAGACTCATGACAGAATTTACACCCTATATCACACCTATCTGTAATCTTTAGGTCAATACTATCGGGAAATTCTGGAGAAAATTCTTCACCTTTTCTTAGTGCTCTTTTTATCTTTGTTCCGTCACTATGTAGTTCAACAAAATAATTTCCATTGAAGTACTTAAGAGGTTTGTTTCTATTAAGCCTATTATCTAGGTAATCAAAAATTACATCTCTTAGTTCTCTTCCTGATATATCCTTAACTGAGTTTTCCATAACAATTACTTACTATTTCAATTTTTACTTTGTATATATTTTTATAATTTCTTGCAAAAAACTCCTCAACTAATTTATGTAATATGTCTGATTTATCTCCATTTCTGTCAATCAATTCATATAATTCTTTTCCAAGTTTTCTATTTATATAAAGAAGACATGGCCACTCATCCCCAATAGTTGTCTTAAGTAAATTGAGGTTAACTCCACCGTGAACATATAGATCCTTATAGTTTAGAAAAAAGTAAAGTGATTCATATCTAGGATCATTTTCATTTATAATATCCTCACTCATGAAATCAATATCCTCTTCTGTAATCGCTCTAACTTTCCCTTTATCTACTATAATCGACTCTATGATCTTAATTGCTAAGTCTTTCTCGTTATAATATCTATCTAATAAAGAGTCAACTATATCTCTTACAGGGTATGGGTTAAGTTCAAAGTTAACATCCCCTATTTCACCACCAAACTTAAGAGTACAATAAGCCTTATTTTCTTCAGACTGTACTTGATCTATTGTTTTATCATAGTCCCTTAAGTTCATACAGTCAGAATCATGTTCAATTATTAACCAAGATTTTTTATTGAAAATAAAGTTGAGCATACTCTCTTTAGAGCTTAATACTATATTAGTTAATTCTAAAGATTCATGGTCTATATAAGGATAGCTCAAATAATCTTCTTCACATCCAACCCATTCAAATATAACATCATTAATCCCAGTAAAGTTCTTAATAGTTTCAGCCAATTCTTTCAATTTCTCCTTACTTTCTTCTATACTGTAACGGTTATAAATTAATCCACATGTGTAGAGTAATTTATTTTTAATATCATTGAAGAATCTACGATCACTACTAAAACTTACACCTTTAGGAAGAACTAAATTACCATTCTCATCAACTGGAACATCATCTGCAGTTATATTTGATATACTATAGCGATTTATTACAACACTATGCGAAGAACTGCTATTAGTCTCAGGCAGTCCAAATCTAAAAACTTGTTTTATTTCATTACTTTTCATAATTTTGTCTTCTCATACTAATAATAAGGATTCAAAAAAAAATACAACCTAATCACTATGACTAGGCTGTATCTTATAATATTATTGAGCTAGATCTATTAACTTAAGCTCTCCAATATGTTGTCCAAAATATGATAAACTATATTTCTTATCATCTTTGTTAAATTCTACATTAAAAGATTTATCCTTTCCACTAGGGCCAAAGATAATTCTCCAGTAATCTTTTTTATTACCTCTATGTAGTTTTAGGCGAGATATTCTAAAAGTAAGCGTCTCACCTGTTACAGTTTTTATGACTGCCTGAATATTTCTCAAGTAATCTAATAATTCTCCTTGTTTTTTAGTTTCACTTATTTCAGCAAGGTTTCCAAGACTCAATGTATCTTTTTTGTCCCAGAGATATTTTACTCGATCAAATAAAAACGATTCTTCTAACATCCTACAATGAATACTCATAGGAATAAATCGTTTCATGTTATCCTGAAGACCTGCACCAACTCCTACAATATCGAAGCTAAACCCTTCAGGTATAATTCTTTCAGTTTTTATATCATCATTCTCATCTGGTAGTTTATATTCCAAAATATAAGTGCCTGTATCTTTATCAAATTTATTAATATCTTTGATAAATGCTCTCTTAGATTCTGTTTCAAAATTACCCTCTTTATTTTTCTTAAAGATAATACAAACAACTTCTTGATTAATCAATTGTAGTAGTTCTGCTCCTTGTGGAAACCATTTACTACTACCAGAATTAAATCCATAATCTAATATTAATTCCTTCAGATAATCTTTCTTTTCAATACTCTTCTTCTTCTTTTCCATAATTTTATATTATACCATTTTCTGTTAATAATCTTTCAACCTCTTTCCAGTTTATATATGGCCTGTCAGATATTAACTTATTCATAACTAGAGGTGCACCAAGTGACATATCATCTATGTACAAGTTAGCAAAAATTTTCTTACTAGTTGTCCACCTCCACTGTGTCTTATTGTTATTAATGTCATAGAGAGGAATATTATTTTTATTAAACCAATCAATGGCTTCTTGTAGTGTATCCCTCTCTCCAAGATTTCTAGGTCGACCTCTCATTGTGTAGAGAATAATGTCATGACCTGCATCTACAATTTTCTTTAAAATTGGCACTGCGCCAATGTCCTTCCCTATTTCAGGAAATTCATGACTGACGCAAGTGCCATCAAAATCAATACAAATTTTCATTTTTAATTTATTTATTATCAAAATACCAATTTCATTGATTTGTTACCTACATGTATAATGTAAGTATTAGAAGGTAAGTTTATACAGTGACTGTTTTTATCAGCTCCTGAATATACACTTTTACCATCCAATGTAAATACACTAACCTTGTAAGTACCTGTATTTGATATATAAACAGTATTGTTTTTTACTTCAACACTAAATTCTGGTTGTTGTAAGTTATCAATACTATTTGTAATAGTTCCAGCAGAAGCTTCACGACTGCCACTGGTTACGAGCTCTTTACCAATTAAGTAATAATCCTTAGCATTTACTCTCTTGATAGAAGAGACCTTTTGAATATACTCTGCCGTATTACTAACCGTGTCAAATACCAACATTAATCCCTCATTTGATTTTGTGATGGATTCACGTAGTAGTAAATACGCTGTATCACCTTTCTTGTAATACTGAGTAATTTTTATATCATCTACATATAAGTTCACTCCAATAGAATCAATTACTTCTATTTCAACTATTGATTTATTAGTTCCCTTTGAAAAATCTACTTCAAAAGTTTTCCAATAATCTTCTACATCTTTTGTATAGACTATTTCAGATATTTCATATCTACAAGTAGATTCATTATAATTTTTTAAGATGAATCTGGCCTGTGTTCTGAAATCTGTTCTACTATCTCTAGTGCTTAATCCATTGGCTGATTGTAATTTCACACTTAAGCTAAATTTACCGTCATCCTTTGATAGATCAAGTTCAGGTGAAATAATTTTTGCAACTTCCCCTGTTTGTTTTTCTATAAAGTCTACGTTATTTAATCCCAAATAACCTTCTTTATAGATAGTACAGTAGGCAGCTTTCCATCCATTATAATAAGTATCAAAATACTCTTCCTTATTACGTCTTATGAAATAGTATGTAAAAACATCTAATATTTCATTAGATGCATAGCGCACTAAGAGATCTCCGTACTCCGCTCTTGATACTTGATGAGGAAAGACTAGATCATCCATGTTTTCTTCCGATACTACTACCTCTTCATCCTTTTCAAATATTTTTTTTCTAAGTATTGAGTATTCATAAGCGGTTGCACCTTTAACAGGAGACCATTTAAATCTTATACTTTTACCATTTGTGCTAGTTTCTTCTATCTTAGGGGAAACTACGTCAACAACACCAATTCTCTTAGAAAGTATAGAATATGTAGTATCGTTATAAGCTGTTACTGTATAGTAGTAATTCTCATTTGGATCAATATCCTCCACTAGGAAGAAATTATTATTAGTAAATCTATCCTTTACTAGATAGTTTTTTATATTACTAGTAGTATAATTTTCGTCCTCTGTAAATTTACTATCTACAGTAAATACATTTATTCTATACCCCACTGCTCCATCGGGTTTAGTCCAATGAGCAATAAAGCTCTTTCCATCATAATTAGAGTGTGGAAGCATTTTTGGAGTACTTACATATTGATCTACTGTAAAGATCTCTATGTCATCTATATAAATGGGAGATGATTCATTATCTAAGTAAATAGAAATCTTAGAATCTACTGTTCCATCGTAAAAGAAAGAATAGTACTCATCCCAATTATCTTTTACTGGAGTTGAAATAGTAACATCACCTTTGACGAACTCTATATCCTTTCCAGTGCCTTCTATTTTTATAAAAAGCTTACCGCCATTTGGTTTTTCAGACTTAGCTTTAAATCTGAACCATACATTTTCTCCAGCTCTTAGTTTTGGAAATTCTGGAGTGGTTATTTTTGATTCACTTGAAGGCAAATAAATCTTACCTCCTACTGAATATACATTTTTAATCTCCCAACCAGGTAAGTCACTATTATCGATCTTACTAGGAGATTCATCTGACCCTGTTTCCAAGGTCTTAAAATTTTCAACTAATAGGCTACTCTCTTTCCCAAATGGAATAGCTTTGCCTATTTCTCTGTTCACAATAACTCTGTTCTCATAGTCTTTAATTTCTTGAGCAGAGATTGTTCCTACGTTACCTACAACTACTATAGCTGCTATTGTAACAAAATTTTTAATTGTTTTCATATCCTTCTAAATTTTAAATTATTTATTAAAAACTAAACTATTAAGGCCGTCTCTCTTCAACAGTCTTAACTAACTTTGAACAACTACTACATTTATAAGTTGTTTTAATAGATCCTCCCCGACAAACAACTTGACTTACTAATCTCATTGTTTTATTGCATCGAGGACATTTAATTTCTTCTTCTCTATGATCTTCTTCTTTAAATTTATACACTAACTTTTTTAATATGAAGTATATAAATAAGATTAATATTATAATAATTGTTATAATAAATGTTTTCATATATTAATAAGGCACTAATTACCCTCTCAAGTAACGATTTATAAAGATTAAAAAAAAAAGTGGAACACCCCAATTACAGCCTAATAAGACTTTCTAGCCCTTCGGAGAGATTGGCACGCTTATAAGCTTGGTGTTCCACATTATTATATTTTCGTTTCTGTGTCATAATAGGTTTATATACCAAGTAATTTTTCTACTTAGTATTTTAAACACTTTATTTTCATGGTTGTAGTATACGGTAACTTTGTTAGGTATACTTTTTACAGGCTAATTCCGATCACTCTGGCCCAACCATGCAGTCTAACTCCAATATATAAATCTTCATTTGACTTATATTACTAGAGCTAGTTGTTGTTTTGTGTTTATCTTAGTTTTATCATATTATTAGTAAGGTCATAAGAATCCAGTTCAACGCCTTACATATCAATCTGCCATTCGGCATCAAGATGTTTTAATTAAACTATAATAATATAATTTAACTAAGAAGGTTTTGTGTTTATAAAAATTTTTTGTTACATGTGTCATAATATAAATTTCAGGTTGCAGAGATAGTACTAAGTCTATATATATATTTTAGTATATAGTCTTAGTTTCTGATAATATTATGACTTATCAGTTTTTCTATCTTCTACATATATAAGATTTCTAGGCCTTCTGAGAAACACACCCTTTTTAAAATGTCTCTCATAGGCTCAATCTCATTCCCTACATATATAAGTATTTGAGGGCTTCTGAATTACATGACATTTTTCAAGACCCACTTAATTAATTCTTTCCTGCTCAGTAATCTTCCCTGTTTTTTACTTAACATAAAACCGAGTAACCTATCTATTCCATTATTGCTTGGAGTTTCTTGTATTCCCTTAATATCTTGTAATACTTCTTCTTCTGTACTCTCACTAATGCAGAGTCCACATTCGCATTTAATATTGTATGTAGAAAAGTTTGGTACTACCTCTAAGAAAGTTATATTATTCTCATGATGTACTTTATTTATTTCTACTTCTCTACCACATATAGGACAGATTACTTTTTTCATACTTCGAAATAATAAGGTTCATACATTACTGAATACTTCTCACTAAGTATACTAACATTTCTCACTTCAGTATCTCCAATATATTCTGCATCATGATTAGTTGAGTGTAAGTGTCCATGTAAATTTAAGTCAGGCTTCATATCTACTAGTAAATTTCTAATCTCTTCATTGCCTAAATTCTCACCATTAGTATAAGGTGTTTTCTCTAGTAGAATATCACTACAACCATAAGGAGCATCGTGGGTAAGAACAATAGAATATATATCATACCCTGGAAACTCTGTCTCTAGTTTCTCTTTAGTTAATCCTCTTACTTTATCAAAAACTTCTCTTTGATAATCATAAGGATACATAAAAGCCCAATCGTAGAAAATCTTGCACAAAGGAGAACCGTATATATGAACTACTTTATTAGGAACTTCATCTGTTGTAATAAGAGTAGTTGAATTCTCTAAGTAAGTAGTTTTTTCACCTAGTGCAGTATTAATCTTAGGCAGGTTATTTGACATATTATACAGGAAAAAGTCGTGATTTCCTGCAACTAGTACAATTCTTTTTGCTGGTTGCCTATCTGCCCATTCCTGATAAACCTCCTTAAACCATTTCTCTGATTTTCTATCATTACTTTGGATATCAAGTGGAATTATATCACCAGCTATTAAGAGAACATCAACTTCTTTTTTTAAATCTATTAAGTTCCCATGTAGATCTGAAATAGCTGCAAATTTAATTTTATCCCTCATCTTCGATTACTCTTATTAAAAGTTTTCTCTGTTTTGCTATATCTATCATATGACCAGTGCCTATATTTTTACCATACGCACTTTTAAAAGCAATTAGTGCATTAGATACATCAGCCATCTGAACATTTCTTTTATATCCTGCACTTTTTCCATACTTATCCCATTCAGCAGGAAAAACTTCACACCTTAAGTTAAGCTCTTTTGCAAATCTTTCACCTAATTGATCTGCACCTTTAGCATGGCCTGAAATAATAGTCACCTCTGTTGCTGGATCATTCATTTTGTTTCTTAGTATAGTCAGGCATTTAGATTTTAGCTTTTCATAATCATCAAAGCTTCTACTGCCTGCTATGATAACTTTAAATTGATTTACTTTCATAACAATTATAAGGGAGAGAGGTATAGATAACTGTAAAAACACTGATTACCTTACTAATAGATGAAACAAATAAATGAAGTAATTCCTATATATAAAAAGGAAAACAAATGTTACTTTATATTAATTGAAGACATGGAAAGACTAAATAAACTTGTTTCTCCTAGTTACTATAAATTTATAAACCACTTAGGATATATTCCAGTTTTTGGGTTAAATCTCTGTAAAATTAATATTAATTCTGATAGAATACCCGAAGGTTTGATAAAAATATTACCTATTAGTGGATTAACACCTACTATTAGAGAGTCCTTGAGTAAATGCATAAAAGAATACTTAGGTAATTGTAAGTTTGTAGACATTACATTAATAGATTCGGACTTTACTGAATCTGTACTTAGTTCGTTTATAGAACAGGTACATAAAAATAAATTAAGTAGGTATGAGGAAAATGCATTAGAAGACGTATCGTATGTATTTATAGAAGATTATGGTCTCAAGTTAACTATCTATAATAATGAATTTAGATTTAAATTAGAGGTTATTGACTTAGATACATTCACGAACAAGCTTGGTCTCTATATAGATAAAAATGATAATTCGGTATTTAGGTTTGTTAGTGCAATTAGTATTTTATTCAAACAACCTATTAGTAGTAAGTTAGAAGATTTCGACAAACAATATAAAACTGGATGGATATGGTAAACATTCTCAAGTTAATAAAAAAATTATTAGGTAAAGCAGATACACCACCTCCTATCACTATTTATGAAAAGTATGATGGGAATTTTTTCATACTAAAATCTGATGAATCTTTGCTTGAGAAATTACCAAAGCCGAGAAATTATAATCTAGGGATTGAGACTTATAAAATAGGAGGAGACTTGGGCAAAGAAATGCGTGAAATTTATTTTCATACTGACAATATCCCTGAGAAATTTATAGATATAAAACCCTTAGAAGTTTTAATGCCTGAATTAGAGAGAGAAACTAAGGAGAGTCTAGCTGAGTATATTAAAGGTTTATCATTTACCCCTGTAACTACATTACCTAGTAGTGAGAAGGAAGTATATCTAGATAAACTGTTCGACAATGAGATAGTTAATTCTAAAACTACAAGTTGTTCTGAACTAGATAATGCCTGTGTAGTTAATATAGTTGGTTGTGGCTTAACTATAACTTCTAGGTATGACATATTTCATTATAGTGCACAAATAACTAATATAGATAGGTTTGTTAATTTTATCTGGAAGTATGTAATAGATCTGGATACAGATACCGTAGTATTTATTAGATTAATTGATTTTAATTTTTCAACAAACTTAGACAATAAACTTTTAATAATTAGAAGATCATTTAGGTTATTGTATGATATATAATTATGTAAAGTATCTCTATAGTCAGTTAATTAGAAAAGACAATAAAATCTATAAAGTACCTGGGAGAAACTCCTACTTAATAAAATATGAAATATTAGATAATCCCAAATATAAAAAGTACCTCTCACGGGCAGTTCGGGGGTTTAAGGATTATTATATATACCATACCATAATACCTGAGAAAACTTGGAAACTTAACTTCAAGGTTGGAACTACTAAGGACATTGAAGATTATATTAGAGATGAGGAGATAATAGAATATATCTTTGATTATTTTAGGGATACTATTATCGAAAGATCTATTAGGTTAGATTTCTTAGATTCAGAGGAAGAAGAAAATAGCCTAGTTGACTTATTGTGTTTATTACGGAATAGGGCAATAATATCTACAGAGAAGGACAGGTTGGTATATTATCTAGAAGACTTTGGGATAAAACTAATAGAAGGGACAGATAGTTTTATGTATTATATTAAACTTGATGATGATCCCAAGAGATTAAGTAATAGAATATATGAAATAATTACTAAGAAAATATCACAAGAGGAGATAGACTACTCTAAAGAAATATTTAGGTGCCTAGAAAATCTATTTGCTCTTAAGATTTACTCAGACATAATTAAAATGGAAAGTAATATTAAGTATATACTAGGAGAATAAAAATAAAGTGGAAGATTTAATTCTCCCACTATTTTTTTTTACTTCATTAATTTTTTACTATACATTAACTTAGATAAACCTAATATATCAGTTGGTTTATCTATCCATGCAGCTTTTATTCTATATCCACATTTATTATCACTAGCTATTTCATTTACTAGAGATATAATTGCAGACATTGACATCTCTTGCGCTTTGTCATAGGTTGATTTACTAGTGAAACCAACTAATACACAACCTTTTATTAAGCGCCTATATACACTGTCAATAATTTCTGCAAAGCTATATACTCCTTTTTGGTTAGGTGTAATAATGTAGATAAAGTCGTCATGTTTCTTTTCTTCTTGTTCTATTAATCTACATTGTTCATTCCAATCATCTACAACAGGGTTAAAATACTCAATACCCAGCTTATCTAGTTCAGGTATTAGTTCTTCTCTCCAAGGATCATTATTACATGTCCCACCTAAGAATAATTTATTTACTAGTTTCATTGTTTATTATGTTTTTAATTAACACAGCTTCTTCTCCTTTTTTTGTAATACCTGCTTTAAGATTACTATATCCCATATTATTTATTTTCTCAACTAATCTAATATCTGATTCATTATAAAAACCATAATATATAAAATTACCTAAATCTCTATGAGTATAAATGTAATCCATTAGGCCAACTGTCAGATCTAATTCATTTTTACCTTCTGTATTAATGAAAAATATATCTGTATCATGGTCTTTTATTTTTTTATCTGTATTACAAAGTTGATATTTAAGTCCTAATTCTTTTTTGATGATTGACCTAAATGTTTTATTATCAAAATCTGGCTCACCCTCAAAATGAAATAATACTTGTTCTGGTTTCTTTAAGTCATCAAACCTAGTATTAAACATAGAAGGTGTGATTTTAAAACATAAGTACTCTCTTGATGCACCAGGTAAGATACTTTTATAAAGATGTACATCACTAAATTGGGCATCATCAAAATCAGAGAGTCCTAAGTCATTTTTAAAGAATCTAACTATTGAATCTGATGCAAGCTTTTCAAAATTTGCACAGTCTCTTTGTTTAATCCCCGACTTAAGAATGAATTGTTCTGTTACTGTATATTGCTTAGTATCTTTTAACCACTCTAGATGCTCAGTGAAATCAATAGACCGTAGTTGTTCATCTATTATAGCTTCCATCTTTTTAGCCTCTGCATTTTTATAAATGTAAGGTACTGGTTTTCCTCCTTTATAGATAATACCTGCCCTGTACATATTATTGACAGAGACTAATTTCATTTTATCTAAAGTTATAACAAGGTTAATTTCTTTTTTCATCTATTATTTTAAAAAGGTGAATCTATTTTCTTTGCTGCACTACTAATCTGATTTCTTACCATCCTATTAGCTTTGTTATAATTATCTATCATCATATCTATCTCTGCCTCATTAAAATAACGCTTCTCTTTTATTTCCTTTAGGTCTTGATATACACCCTTCGGAATTATCTTAAATCTACCGTTATTTAATCTAATTGAATAAGCATAGTTGTTTTCGCCATGTCTATTTTTGCAGATATAGAATATTCCAAGTCCATTTAAGTTACCCGGTTCTTTAGATCTTGTTATACATACGTCAGCAATATGTCCTTTACGACTTGATGTACCTAAGTTCTGAAGTTCAATTGGTTGTCCATCGCTCCAAGTTGCTTGTTTTGGTTGACATAAGATCCAAGAGTTAATTCCTGCATACTTAAGTTTTGTAAATTCATTATATAATTCACCAAATTCAGTATACATTGAGTCTCCACCACCATCTATTTTAAAATTCTCATCATAGTCGGCAAAAACTGCTTTATACTTCTTAGGACTATCTATTACATACTGAACAAACTCATCTGCCCTAATAGAACCCGCTGGAGATATGATAATGTCTAGGTTATCTCCAATTGCATCTTTCATGTCTTTATAAATTTCAGGCAATCTATTACGAACCTCAAAGAATGAAAGTCCTGTATAAATTGCAGCAAGACGTATGAATAAACTTTCCATATCAAGATCACCCATAATTAAAAGACATGAAGGTACTTTATGAACGATTGCCATATGAAGTGCTTCAGCCTCCGCAAGCAATGATTTACCTACTGATGGTGGCATAGATATTACTACAATGTCCCCTGGTTTAAATGCACCCTCAGAAAAAGATTCATTAATAAAGTCATAAGAACTTGTTAATTTTCCATCTGATGTAGAATCTGCAACAATCGTATTAATATCAATTGTATCAAAACTGGTAGTGTTGAGATAATCAGTACTTGATGACTTAAAATTTATTTTCTTAAGATATTCAAAATACTCTGATGGACTATCTGAGTATAACTGATTAGCCCTCTGTATATAGACTGTTGCAATTAAGTCTCTAACATACTTTCTCGCAGGTTGTATTTCATCTTTCGTATACTTCTTGAACTGGATTATCTTATTTATAATCTCCTTACTTTCAAGAGGTGTTTTGCCTGTTTTTGCTAAGATACTTTTAAATAATGGCAGACCTATACTTTCTAAGGGATAATCATTAATTGCCTTAAGTAATTCCTCAATGATTGGACTACCTGAGGTTGCTGGATTTGTTCTAAAATATAAAGTAAGATCTTTAATGTTGTTCTTACAGTCCTGATATAGGTACTGATTAAACATTGATAATACTAAATCTAAGTAGTTGTTATTATTATCCATAAAATTTATATTAACTTTTCAATAATAAGATACTAGTTTGGAGATAACTGTAAATTTAACCATTACAGAGAATCTTCCTCAAGTACAATGTTTTCTATTTCACAGTACTGATAGTAATTATCTATCATGTCCTTTCTTTCTTTAGCACTCTTTGAATAAACAGGTATCTTCTTCTTACTATATGGTCGAAGTGTTATAATATTCATGTGCTTACCTCTTGCTACTCTACCTACACACTGAAGAGTAACACCAGCAATTTTACCAGCAAAAAGACATATATTCTCTAAGCCTGGAAAATCAAGAGCCCTATAACCTGAACTAGTGCTAGGTATTACATCAACTAAGTCTTTCTTTATATAATCACATGCTTCATTCAGTGTTAGTTTGAGTCTATCTCCATTTAATTTATAGTAGATATATCCTTCACCACAAACTAAAAGAATTCTCAACCTACCTACCCAATATTTATCAATCCATTCACTTAAGATAGTTGATAGATTATTAATTGGTATGAAACATTTATTATACTTCTTAACAACTCTAGTAACAGTCTCACATACATCAGGGTCCATCCATATCTGATTCATAATTTCAGCATACGCATTACCACTTTGATCTATTTTATCATGATCTAGTACTAGGTTATCAAGAGATTTAGTTTTAATTTCAATATTTGTTATACTATTATTGACTGGCATTCTAAATATAATACTAGGCCCGAAAAATTTTATTAAGTCTTTGTTTCTAATCACTACATCACTAAGACCTTCCCTAAAACTAATCGCTTCACCACCAACTTTATCAGCAGTTCCACTAAAAGCATAGAATCTTTCAGCACCTATACAGTTATCATATAAAAACTGTCCTGCATCATTTATAGTATATTCGACTTCATCAACTAAGACCCAATCATACTGAGCAAGGAGATTCTTAAAATCTTGACACTCTTTACTCTTCAAGTCTTTTAGTTTAGTTGTATTCATTAGGCCAGATGTAATAATACAATCAAGGTGTCCATTTATTTTTTTATCACAGTCAGACACACTAAGATTAAATACTAACTTACATCTCTTAACTAATTCATCTCTCGCTTTATTAGATGGACAGACAATCAATAATTTTTTACCTAATGTCTCATGTGCATAATTAGCTAAGGTTGCAATTACTTGGGTTTTCAATTTTGTTATCCTACTAGCTTTTTATCTAGTAGTTCTTAGATTTCTTTTTATTCACCTAAGTTCGGCATACATTTTCATCTTTTTCTCTCAAAGATGTCGGAAACTCTTGGCAAGATTATATTTATTCACTTGCTATGCTCTACACTGCTAAAATACCTTTCGTAATTATTTTAGTTAGCACGGTATTGGCATTTCAGCTTTTACCGTTTTTTCCCGATTTCAGCTATATATTTCTACATAGCTAGGCAAATTCCTAAACTTCCTAACTAAATAAATATAATAAAGTCTATATTCACTATTATTTAGTTATTTCATTTACCATACCCTGTTTGTACTTGCATTAAACCTCTTCTATGCTTCAATAAGAATAGTACATCATCATTTTGATAATTTCTTAGTTCTTTAAAAGGTGCTGTCCTATATGTATCAGCTTTTATTACATAATTTATAATACCTTCATAATCACTAACAGACAATGAATCTCTAAGTGCAGCTAATATAAAACCAGCCCACCCAGGACCTACTATATACCTAAATGTTCCGTCACTATTTTGATGCTTTATACCTCTACCTGCTTCATATATTTTTTCAACCTTCTCAACATATCCCCATTTTTTCTGCCAAGGTATATATTGATAATTTTTTGTTCTAGTCTCTAAGAAATAATGAAGTCCAGGATCATCAGTATCTAAGATTAATTTATTTATTGCTCTATCGAAACTTACTTTTAACATTTTAAGAATCTTGGTTTTAAAACTCTAAGTAGATTATATTTTCTAGGTCTATTATATACATTAGATATCCAACCTATTTCACTGCCAGGATTATTCTTCATTTTCCTAATCATACACTCCTCCGGATCTTCTCCATCTGATTCTATAATATCAATAGGACAATAATCAATCCTAGTTCTTAGTTTGGCTCTAATTCTCCGTGATATCTCAGTTTCATCCATATAGATTAAGATTTTCTCTGGGACATACTCTTTAATAAAACCTATCTGATAATCATTTAAACTACTACCCATTAATGCAATAGGTATATAATCTGGTGCTTGTATTAAAAGAGATATTGCATCAAATATACCTTCACACAATATTAACTTCCTAATACTTCCGTCACCATGATCTATTTTATACACAGGTTTTTTATCAATATGTGGAAAGAAATACCTAATACCTTTATCTCCATGACCAACATTACTAAACCTAATCTGATAGTATATTGGATCACCCTTATAGAAAAAAGGCATAACTATATTTCCATACCAAAACTTAAAACCTAATGTCTTATACAGTTCTTTCATGTATTTATGTCTGCTGCACAAGTAATCATAACCCTCCTGATTAAAATCTTCAAATTCATAAGCTAATTTATCTAATGACCACTCAGGATCATTAAGTCTAACTACATTAAAAGGACCATCTACTTTCCCAAAATTTAAAATAGAATCAGGAACATTTACTCTTAAGTCTATCTTATCTGTTACATTAAGATAAGATCTGCCACAGACAAAACAATGACCAACTGTTAAGTCTGATTTTATATATAATTTATGCTTCTTATGACCCTCCTCTTTACAGAATGGACAATGTATTATATATTCATCACCAGACAAATGTGATTTTACTTCATCTATTTTACTAACCTTATAAGATTTAGTTAATAGATCCTCCAAGTTACAGAATACTATCCTCGTACCATCTCTCCTAGTAACTTCTTTATAATCAAAATCTTCCATAACTTTTATTTAACCTGTTGAAGTAAAAAATAGAAACCCTTGAGAGAATTTTTAAATAGGTTATTCTCCCAAAGATTTCGTTTCATCTAAATTTACTTTTTGGCGCGAACTTTGATCTTTACTTTCTCAGAATTTTTAGGCTCTTCAACCTCGTCCTTCTCAGTCTGTATATCTTTATCAGGTTCAGATTCAGATGTTTCTTCTACCGGTTCTTCCTTAACAACTTCTTCAGTTTCTGTATCTTCTGACTTGTCTTCTGACTTGTCTTCCGCCTTGTTAAATCTAATTAATGCCTCATCCAAACTTTGTACAACTAATGGTGCACAAGCTGGAGTTTTAGCACACAGATTAAGTTCAGATGGCCCAGATACAATAAGGGCAATTTCACTATCATCAAATGACATAGACAATAGATCTAAAAGTTCTGAACTAGGCATAATGTCCTTAGAAACTGACATAGGCTCGATCGAAATACGCTGAGCTGCCAAAGGTAAATTTACTTGTGAATTTTTTCCGTTATAAATTCTCATAATTATAATTATTTAAATAGTTTATTATTTTTACAATCATTTTTCTTAACTAAGTCAACCCCACACAAAAAGAGGCTGCCTTCAACTATAAGGTTTCTGTGCTCTCTAGATTCACTTTTTCAATGTCTGACCTAATAGATTTAATGAGTTCCTCCTTCTCAATCTTGTCTTGTTCTTTCTGCTCCTTTACATTATTAACTAGCTCCTCTGCCTTTTTAGCAATCTCTTCTTCACTAAGTGGTAAGTCATTCGAGGTTTGTTCTATTGGTTTGACATCTTCTTCTTTCTCTTCTTCATCAAATATCTCCCTAAATACAAACTTCGTGCCATCATTATATAAGCAGAAATTCCTAACATCACCTGGCTCTTCTTTTTTCCACCATAACATACCAGTCGTCTTAGGGGCCTTACTTACCATCACTAAGAGAATAGTACTACCAATAGATGAAAAATTCCTAATCCAACCAGACTCTGTATTAAACTCATATCCTAAGTAATCTAATACCTTGTACTTAGCACAAGCAAATTTAGATCTAATATCACCATCACTAGGATAATAGAGAATACTAAGAAGATCATTCACCTCCTTAATAATTCCCTTAGGTTCACCATCAAGATCATCAACAGAACCAAGCTTTACTTTCTTTGAATCTATTGCCTTACTTGATATAACCTTGCTTGACTTCCCTATCTCAATAACACTATAATCTGGATCAAGCAGCAGGAATGGATCGTCATAGGGTAATATATCTCCAAATAACCTAGTAGATGTATAAATAGCCTTACTGATACTCTTAACAGGCTTATTTATTGTTTTCTTGAGTATATAATTTTTATCAAGCTCTTTATCTATTAGGTTATCTTCTATGTACCTACCACTCTCAGCTGACTTATATTGATTTCTCCCACTTAAGACAACAATTTCAGAATAAGCAGATGAAAAACCAAGTAGATAAGGTACTGTAAAAGCTTCAATATTCCTACCACTTGATAATAAACCGCCCATTGGATTAAGACCTATAATACTAAGACCTTTTGATTCACAGTACCTAACTATCTCATAATTAAATTCAAGAGGATTAAGATTCATTGCAATATAATTAATATAAAGCCCATAACTCTTAACCTTACTTAGTATCTGATCTATCTCAACTACACTCTCTGGACACCAAATACCATAAGAACCTACTACTGATCCAAGCTCTACAAACATTGATTCTGCACTGTCCCAACCTGATTTTGCATCTATTAAAACTATACTTGCTTTTTCTCTACCAAGTAACTTAAGATGCGAATTTAAGGTTGTATTTAGTGCATCTATGTGGTTTGTATATACGATCAGCTCAGTTTTATCATTTACTGGCAAAGAATCATAAATAGTAATATCATTTCCAGATACAATAGATGTCAGTAGGTAATCGTATGTATGATCAGTGTACAAAACATCATAATCAAAAGTTGTTGTATCTAAGCATGTACTCTTTACTTTAAATTTTGTCATAATATTGAAATGTTTATAAAATTTTCTTTCTTATCACTAGGTACCCAGCCAATATGAAGTTTTAAGTCACTCCCTGGATTAACAGTGATAGTATTCTTTAAAAATATTGGATCACTATAAACCCCTACATTGCTTACTATTTCATTTACTATATCAATTAAGATTCTAAAATAAGACTTGTTTCTTAATAGAACTAACTTAATAACGACTTGATCTAGATTCGATAAAGTAGTAAAATCTATTGCATTCCCATCTAAGTCCGTTAAGTTAAATATAGAATTATTACTCTTATCTAGTATGTTAAATAACTTCACACACTTATTAGGATTAGTTGACTTAAGCCTCATCCTCTTTGTATCCCTAGACGACTTATTGAATATATTATATCTACAATGATGTCTATTGTCGTAAGGAATAATCTCAGGGTAACCTATCTTATACTTATCGTTGATTATAATTTCAGTCTTCTTACTATGTATTTCATATAAGTCATTAACAGGAACTATCTTAAGACCTCCTATATTCTCACGACTAAATATTTTTGGATAACCTAAGATAAAATCAGGAAACCATATCTTATTTCTATCAATACTATATGTCCTCTGTAGCTGTTTTAAGACACACTTGAACTCCTCGTATGTATGTGGAAGAGTATTATCAAAAAATATCTTATCAACTAGGAACATCTGTAAGTATCTATCATCTTTTATACTTACATAATAATCAAGTATCGCTAATTTTGTTGTTTCTATTGATTGCGGCTTTTCATACTTATTCTCCCCTAGGCAATCCCAACATGGTACTTTAAAACCATCTGGATCTAGGTAACTTAGTGGATGTCTCGGATTACCACACCTATAGCAATAATCCGTTACCTTAAGCTCCATCTCATTAAGTATGTTTGGCTCAATAAAATGATGATCTCTTAAGTGATACTGAGCTTCCCCGCGATCATTAAATTCTTGATCACATAATGGACATTTGAACATTTTCTTATATATATTTCTATCTTAAAACTAGGACACCCAGGCTCTTCGTACTCACCTGAACTACTTAGTAATTCAAAATCTTTCTCAAAATCAGAAGGGAAAAATGTATCTGCCTCAACAGTACTATTAAATCTTGTCATGTGAATAATATCAGTGTAAGGCAAAAATTGTTTATAAATAGATGCACCACCAATAATAAAAATAGGCTCATCCCCTTCTAAGTCGGCAATATAACTAGTAATATCTGATATCTTACTAAATTGTTTACAACCAGGTATATTACCACTACTTGTCAATACTAGATTAGATCTACCAGGTAAAGGTCCGTTAGGTAATGAATCAAAAGTCTTCTTACCCATTACAACACTACCACCTAATGTCTTATTCTGAAATATCTTTAAATCTTTCTTCGACTTAAACAATAGATCACCTTTATTTCCTATTCCATAATCATCACAGACTGCAACAATTAAGTGAATTATCTTAGAACCTATCATACTGCAACATCTCCTTTAATAGCAGGCCAAGGATCATAACCAATTAACTTAAAATCCTCTAACCTAAAATCATCAATACATGTTATACTCTTATTCAACTTCATCACAGGTAACTCTTTTGGCGTCCTAGATATTTGCTCTTTTATCTGCTCAATATGATTCAGGTATATATGAGCATTTCCAATATTATAGTAGACCTTGCCCGCTTTCTTACCTGTTACCTGAGCAATCATCATGAGCAATAAACTATAGGACGCAATATTAAATGGATAACCTAAGAACATATCATTAGAACGTACCATTAAATTCATATCCAGATAATCACCCCTGACATAAAGCTGGAAAAAATTATGACAAGCCGTTAGAACAGCATCATGATTTAAACCCGCATTCCAACAATCAACGACCATACGACGACTACTTGGATCATTCTTAACCAGTTCTATTAACTCACCTATCTGATCAACTTCTCCTATGTAGTTATTATGAGAGTCAAACTTAGGATAATGGCGCCAAAAACGAGCATATGGAATAAACTTACCTAGCTCTTTATTGGGGGGCCAAGAATCCCAAATATGAATGTTTCTGTCAACCAAGTAATCAATGCTATATCCATCAGTGTGTAAGAAAAATAATAACTCCTCTATTACACCTCGAACAAATACACGCTTGGTTGTTAATAAAGGAAACTTACCATCACTTAAGTCAAATACAAGCTTCTCACTAAATAAACTCTTAGTACCTACACCAGTTCTATCAATAGACTCAATGCCAGTATCTAAGATCTTACTAACTAAATCTAAGTACTGTCTCATTTACTTTCCTTTATTAACTACTGCATCTAAGTCACCAAAACTACGACAAAGATCTTTTAGCTTCAACATAAAATAGTCTTCATTGAAATCCTCTGACTGATTAATTTCAATAATATAAGTTTCTTTCATACACAAAACATTTAATTAATATTCAATTATAAGGTGAATAGACTTAAGGGATGGCAGATTTTACATGTTAAGAGTAAAAATAAAAGTACCACAAGTAAATTAATACATGTGATACTAGAAATACTAAACCTCTAAGTTGAAAAGTCTATGTAACATAAGTTTTGCCATCGAATATAAAGTCTGAAATTCAATACTCAGCTTATATTTTTTCTCTGGATCAAAGTCAAAGTCCTCATCAGTCTTAAGTATATAAACTCCACCATTATAGATAGATATACTACCAACTGAATACTCTATTATTTTCTTAAGATCCGAAAAATCTATGTTATCAAGAATAAATCGTTTACCACTTATTATCTCAGATGACTTGATAATAATAGCCGTAAGATAATATCTAGTAACAAACCTTAGATATTTAGTACATAAACCTGTCTCCTCTAATACATTGACTAACCTACCATACTGCATGAACATATCATTATCAGACTGCAATAAATCATAAGCAGATCTAACATTACGAACACCTAGGATATAATAAAGCCAATAGAGGAATTTTAATTTAATCTTCTTCATAAAATATAAAAAATAAAAAGGAGAGATGACACACAAAATATCAAACTCCCCTATGATTGTTTTAAGTTTACATATATAAGGTACTGAGGGCGAATTGAACACCTATGAAGTAAATAAATGCCTTATTAGTGTAATAAGAATATTAACAATTAAAAAAAAATATAAAATTATGAATATGAAAATATTAGGATTAAAGAAATTAGAGAAGAAAATCATCAAAAATGGTGATTTAGTTACATCATATAAGACCTATTCCCTAGGAGATGGGTTATGGTCTATTGAAATGATGGACGAGAATAAAAGAACAGTAAAGGAATTCGTCGGAAGAAATGGCACACGCCCTGGAGAAGAAGCCGACGACCTCTACGCAGAAATGGATGTGTGGAGAGATAAAATTAACCATTCCTATATGGAGTACAGAGCCCCTGATGGTAGTAGGGGATCGTATAACTATTTTAAAAAGGAGATTGATAAAGGTAGATTACATGGCCTAGTCGTCTCATTTTAAAAGTATAATAATTAAAGCATAGTAGTTTTTACTATGCTTTTTTCTTTTTTTTAACCTAGATTCTGTATTAGCCCTATTATTTTAAAACCATGCTCCCATTTATCGCCTATTTTTAACTTACATGATTTTATATCAAAATACTTACTCAGGTCACTAGCTTTTGGGGACTCTTGGTAATTAAGTTTCTTATATATTCTAGACAGTTCAATCTTAGTAAGGGCATTGGTATAGGACTTTCCAACTTCAAAAGACTTGCATAATTCCCCCACTAATATGTCTTTATCAAAAGAGTTTACTTCTAATTTCTTATTAAGCTTTGTAACATTATACCCACATGACTTACACACATCTGGTCCTAAGATCATCACGTATTCCTGGAACCCCTTATCATGTATATTGCCTAGTATTATTTTCTTGTCTACATCACCAAACTTGTTGAAGTTCTCGCAAAGATACCTTAACTTGTTCAACCTGATCTCTATTTTATCATAGTTTAAGAAAAATTCCTTAACTTCACCACTTAGGTTATCTAGCGCACCTATTTTATCGAGTTCATTAAAGACACTAAATCTATCAGCATAATCCTCTTGCTGTATCTCATATGCACGTAACTCAGATATACGAACTAGGTGATTAAATACAGGAACTAGCTCTCCATTACTATCATTAACTGCAACGAAATCATCTCTATAATTATATGACTTAGCTAGTTTTCGATAATTCTTAGATAGAGTAACCTGCTCTTCGTCATTACATTTCTTTAGTATTGACAATAGGTTTGCTGTGCTTTTATCCTTCTCCTTCAGCCTCTCCTGAAAAATTTCTTCTGTAGTTTTATTACCACAAGAAATAGTTCTAAAATATAAGATTGCTTCATCTTTCCAAGGATTCTCACTTAACCTCTGCCTACCCATTATTTGTGGAAGATCCAATGTAATGTCAACGGCTAAGGTGTCTATATTGGCATCACTAATAATGAAGGTTCTTGCATTGTCGCTGTAAAAGTCTGCTCCTAAGTATACCGTTCTCGTGCAGAAGGTGAACATTTTACGGGGCTCATCCCTTAATGGAACCCTGCCTATTTCGAACTTCTTGCCAAGCTTCTTCCTAATTCGCTTTTTATTCTCCTCCGTATTAGCTACTAGAATATTCACTTGATCTGGGGTTAACTTAGCCTGTTTGATTATACTAGTGATATTATTCACAGAGTTAACATAGAATACTACCTCCCTAGACTCTACCTTCTTAGAAGTTCCATCAGGTTGAATTACGTGCTTATGTTCAAATTCACCATCTAGGTATTTCTTGATAATGGGACCTGCCTCCATGTAAACACTTCTAAGACATCTAACAGTAATATTAGGTCTTTTTATACGAGCAGGATCAAGAGCACCCCAATCAAGTACATAGTATGGAAGACTCTTGAACTCATCTAACATGTTGAGGTATTTATCTATCATAGGAGTTGCACTTACATAACATACCTTTTGAATACCTCTTAGTCGATCCATAAAACCTAATTCAGTGTCGGACTTAAATTTGGAGTCAGTGAAGATACTCTGAAATTCGTCTACTATTATTCTAAATTTGTCAATACTGAACTGATGTCTTATTATATCTTTTACTAACTTGAATGAATCATAAGTTACTAGTATTTTAACAGGCTTACCATCTTGTCTTCTTCTATCTATGTAATCAGAAATCTCGTAGGTAAGTCTCCTAAAAAACTCCTTCTCTCCTACTTCACTAATTACTAGTGGCTCTGGATCTTTAATAGGGGCTCTAATTTTCCCAACTAATGTCAAGTCCTTATCAGTACCAGGGTCTTGATCATAGTCATTGACCACTAAGTAAACATCCTCCCTATGTTGATCATACTTGTTTTGAAGCAAGATCTTTCGAGGACTACATAGTATCACATCTTCAGAGTTTGTAATACAGTACTCCGTAAACCCACATCCTGGTATCTGTTTATTCATAATATGAGGTATGTCAGGAATTGAAAATTCCTTCCACTGCGACATAAATCTTATGTTCGCAGGAACATTTAACATTATCTTTCTCATAATTTTTTATATTAAAATTTATCATAACTTTTTCTGTGACAGACCCTCACTTGTCCCGTTCCGGTCAAGCAAGGCTCCGCACTCTTACATACATAAGAGATATACCCCTTCTTAATATACATTTTTACCAATTTATGAAAAAAATTTCAGTGATTTTCTAATAAGGTTTAATGCTTTGATAAAATTGGAAAACCTCCCTTACCTCACTTGGTCATGGATCCTACTCGTCGTATCGCTCCTCGTTCCCATTCCCACCCTCGGCAGGTCGGCCAGCGGCAAGGAAGGGGTGGAGCGGAGCGGA